CCACTGCGCCCGGCCCGCATGGCGCTGGGGGCAACGCTTGCCCAGCTCGAGAGCCTGGCCCGGGATAGCCAGACCCCGATCGCCAAGCTGCAGGGGCTGGCGACCCGCCGCACCGCTCGCCTTGCACAACTCGCCGAGACCCTTGCCCAGCTGGGCCAGCTGTCCGGCACGCTCTGGCACTGGCAAGGCCAGGGGGATGTGGCCAGCCTCGCCACCCAGCTCGGGCAGAGCTCCCCACCCGACCACAGCCAGAGCATGACTGTTGGGGCTCTGCTGCTCTCCCCCTCCCCGCTCACCTTCTGGCAGGAGTTAACCCCATGAGCCAAGCCATGCTGACCCTCGATGGCGAGCCCATCATCATGAAATCGATGCGGGTCTCTGCGTCGATGCAGTTTCAGGACAAGGACCAGAGCGGCCAGACCAGCTCGACCAGCAGCGCCGAACAGGGCGCCAAGGCCAAGGAGCTCGACGTCTCCGGCCTCATCCCGTTCAAGGATGAGCGCATGCTGAGCCGGCTGTTTGAGTTGGCCGATGCCAAGGGCGATGGCGGCAAGCGCCACGTCTACCGGGTCGGCTCGCTTTTGGCCAAGTCGGTGAAGGTGCGCCAGGCCAAGTTTGCTGGGCGCATCACTGCCAGCGAGCAAGAGGGGCTATTAGCCTGGCAGGTGCAGTTCACTTTGAAGGAGTTCAACTCGGTACCGGAGAAGCGCGAACAACGCCTGCCAAAGACGGCCCCGACCGTGGGCCAGGGCACCGATAACACCAGTGCCGCCAAGGGTGGTGGCAAAGGGGATGGTGAGCCGGATCTCAGCAGCTTCGAGCGCTATGTGCTCAAACCGATGGATGACGTACTGGCATGAAACTCTCCACTTCACTGGCCCTCGCCGGCCAACCGGTGCACCTCATCGACCACGACCTGGTGCTGGACATCAACGCCGGCGGCCGCGCCGCCCTGACCATTGAGGGAACCGCCCGCAAGGGGCAGACCTTCACCCTGGATACCGGCTATAACGGTGACCTGCGCCGCTGGTTCACCGGTTACGTGTACGACGTGCAGCCTGCCGCCAATGGCGCCAGCAAACTGCTGTGCCGTGAGCTGGCCGGCGCCTTGGGCTCTCGGCTGCCGGTCAGCCAGCAACACGCCACCCTGCGCGGCCTGCTGGCCTGGCTGACCGACCAAACCGGGCTGACCTTCTTGCTGCCCAAGGGCCGCGATTACACCGACCGGCCGATCCCCAACTTCACCAGCGCGGGCACCGGCTATCAGCTGCTCGATAACGCTGGCCGCGCCTTTGAGGTGCCTGACTTTGTCTGGTACCAGCAACCCGATGGCGCCATCTTCGTCGGCAGCCACGCCGACAGCCGCTGGCATGACAAGGAGGTCATGCTTGATCTCGCCTGGTCAGGCCGCCAGGCAGGCGACTCCCTGACCCTGTCACCAGTGCCGGCCATCCGTCCCGGCACCATCCTCAACGGCAAGCGGGTGATACGGGTGCGGCTCAAGGGTGACGAAATGACCCTGACCACGGCCACCCCGGGCAAGGTCACCAAGTCACCAGAGCGGCGCAAGATAGAGGGGGAGTTCCCGGAGCTGGCCGACAAGATGCACCTGCCCAAGTTCGGGCGGGTCGAGACCATCAGCGATCAGGCCAGCGCCGGCCAGCTCAATGACCCCTTTCGCCCCCGCTATGCGGTGGACGTGCAACTGCTAGGCGAAGATGGCCAACCAGACAAAGCCGCCCCACTTTATCGGGCCGTGCCGCTGCCGGTGCAGTTCGGCGGGCAGGAGCAAGGCCTGCTGCAGTTCCCCATCGAGGGGACACTGGTTGAACTGGGCTTTGCCTTTGGGCGGGCCGATCGGCCCTTTATCCGTACAGTGCTCGGCAGCGGCTGGGCCCTGCCGGACATCGCCCCGGGCGAGCAACTGCAGCAACAACGGGCCGAGGTGTTCAGCCGCACCGATACCGTGGGCAACCTGAGCCGCCACACCGACCGGCGCCTGCATGACCAGGCCCTGCAGATGCACCACCAGAGTGACGACTACCTGGGGGAACATGGCCAGCATCGACTGCAGGTGGTACAGCACAGCATAGAGGCGGTGGGCGGGTTCAAGCTCATCGAGGCGCTGGGGGCCATCGAGCTGCTGGCAGGTGATGATCTCATCCTGGGGAGTCTGGGCAACATGAGCCAGACCACGGCGGGGGATCTGGTCGAGGTGGTGGGTCAGCTGCGCCGGGCTGTTGCCGGCGAGCTGCAACACCTGGAGGCGCCCCGTTCGTGGATGGGGACCGAGGGCGTGAACATCTTCAGGCTGCTGCTGCAGCTGATGAACGTGGTGGAACAGCTGGCCGCGGCCACTGCCGGCCATACCCACGGCAGCGGGCCAGCACCCGGTAACAGCGGGGCCATGACAGGACATGGCCAACAAGCCAAGCAGTTGGCCAGCCAGCTATCCCCCATCATCGAGTAAAACGAAGGGCCTCTAAGGCCCTTACTCATTTTTGCTCAAACATCTCTTTGTTAAGCTTCTCTTTCAGTGCTTCCAGAGAGAGCTTGTCGAAAGCCTGATCTAGTTTCATGAGACCTTGCGCACCACAATTTTGGGAGTAGAGGTCCTTGCCAAAACGCCAGCTCGTCTGTTTGACGTAACACTGCTCCCATCCCAAACGCTCAATACTCGACATACTGGCTTTTTGCGTCAGCAGTCCCAAAACAGCAGCAACAATAATCAGAGAAATGACAACGATCCCCCGTCGCTTAACAGCCGTTGAAGAAAGGTCTGGCTCAGGTATGGCAATGGAAAACATCAATCTCCCACCGGCATACAGCATGAATGGGGTCGCAAGTAAGCCGATGAAGATTGCAAACCAGCCTCGCCAGTCATTCATTCGCAACGGATCTGCAGGTGTCAGTGCAAGCAGATCCAAGAATTCAGAACCATATATCATGGCCATCCAAACGCCACCGATCCCGAGTAACGCGACCACCAATCCACTGGCACGCATCTGCCATGAAACATGCACAGTCGTCATTCAAACTTCGCCTTAACCACTTGTTTCATCATCTCAGAGAGCTCTGCTTCTTCGTCAACAAAGTCGACAAGCCTACCAGTTGTAATCGTTACTAAGGGAAACCAAATTCTTTTTGATCTTATCTGTGACGTTTTTTGTCACAGGCTGCACAAAATCAGAAACATGCATCTAGGGCTGCATTTGCGCCCATGATATCGTGAGCATATTTTGTTCGTGTCGATGAGGAATCCAGATGACAAAACAGGCTGCGAAAGTAGGTGATATTGGTACAGACCATGATGGGTTTCATCCTACAGCTATCATTGCAGGGTCGCCCGATGTGTTCATAGACGGTATTCCTGCTGCCCGTGTTGGTGATCCCCTCGCTCCTCATGACAAACCAAATAATCCACCACACCCCAGATCAATTGCATCAGGTTCTTCTACCGTCTTTATCAACGGAATGCCCGCAGCCTTAACTGGCGGAGCAGTTGATTGCGGCGGTGTCATCATTGGTTCTGGGACAGTAGTTATTGGTGACCAAGCACCAGCAGGACGAGCGGCACCGGCACCACAACCTGTCACGCCTGTAGAGATACCGGTTAAAAATGCCTATTGGCCTCCCTATGACTTTGCTCAGGGGAAGACGCTAGAGGTTGTATACACCATGGCACCAACTGATATAGCTGTACTCTCATTGGCAGAGGCTAAAGAGCTGCTGCAGACGCTTTACTCTGAGATGGGTGGTAAGGATGCAGTGGGTACAACTAAGAGCTACCACGACTTGGTAGATGGCGTTAAAACGGCTGCCCAAACTGCCAAAGGCTTAGGTGGATTAGGCGTTATTTCTTATGCCAAGAATATCAACGGTATTGATTATGTAATCATCAAGAACTATCGCCGCCATGCTCAAACCTTGATGAAAGGGAATAAATGGAAATCGAGTAATCCACGAGTTGTTCAAATAGGTATTGGTTTAACTGATGTTAAAGGTGCTGCTCGGTGGGTCAAAGTAAATGCTGGGATAGAAATTGCCTTTGCTGTAGGAGTGAATGCTGCTGATTACATCTTACGTGATGAGGCGACCTTAGCCGAGTTCGTTGGTAATAGTTCTGGTGACATCATCAAGGGGATGATGACGCTAGTAACCATGTCTCTAGTCGTTGCGACACTACCGGTATCAGGAATTTTGGTAACTGGCGCTCTCTTTGCATTTGGTTCTTTCTTTATGGGTCGTGAGCTAGACGCATTAGATGAGCGTTATGGATTCTCAGATGAGATTGGCAACTCGCTTAAAAGGTTGGCCGAATGATTCATATCATACGACTGATCATTGCCGCAGCTTTTATCTGGTTCGGATTTGAACAGGTATCAGATGATTTGTATGCCACTTTATCTAATGGATCTGCATCGTTTAGGGTTAGCGGCATTGCCAATATTTGGGCTTCTTACTGTGCTCCGCTAGTTGGCATTGTGTTGATTCCTCATGTGTTAATGTCAGTAGCAAAGATTGGAAATCCAGACAAACTTTTTCAACGGAGCGTGCTAATTGTCATTTTCGCCATAGCGCCTATCTTAACCTTTGCTACCAAGATTAAATTAAGTTTTAAGTCTGACAATTACGTGGAGTGTCAGGATCTAAGACGGGTCTCCCGTTGGAACTCTTATCAAGTTTATGCCGTATCAGTTAATGAGTGCCAATTACTAAAAGATAGAAAAAATTCAAAATAAAAAAAGCCAGCATTATGCTGGCTTTTTTTGAGCAACAACAGCTATCGTTGCCGCAGCACCGGTTTCTGGTGTGCTGGCCTTGCCTACGCAGCAACAACTGATACGTGCATGCAGTTAACTGCTTACAAGTAGTAGAACATAACTAATGCGAAGAAGGCCCCACACCGTGGGGCCTTCTTCTATCTGCCTGACGGCGCCTAAACATGGCCAGGGAATGGCGCCGCATGGAGAGGCAACCATCGGGCAGCGCTGCATCATACGTGAAGCCTCCACGCGCTCACAGCCCCCCAATACACCGTGGCGACGCACACCGCCGTGTCTGCGTCACGGAAACCGCGCTCTTCCGCTCCCGCCTGCGCGCCGCATCAATAAAATTTTTTGCAAAAGTGGATTACCGCAAAACCATAGGCCTAGGCCCCGCCAGATAAAGGATCTCGGGCGTGGTTAGGATCTGAAAAGAAGGATCCTTTTTGCGGTTTTTTACAGTTTGGAGGGGCTCTGGATTGCTGCACTGAAAACATAACTCATTGAATATGCAGGGAGAGTCGTACTTTCCGTGAGAATTTGAATGATCAGGAAGGATCTCATTTGCTGCGGGGGAATAACGTGAAGGCGTTTTGTTTCAACTGGTTAGGTGTGATGAGGGCTGATCTGATAACTGAAATTTTGAAAAAGCATGAGCTGTGATGGTTAACCGAGGTGGTCATAGCAAATGAGGTTCATCTTGGCGTTCTCCGCACTCAAAAGCAGAAGAGGCCCACACTATGGGGCCTCTTCTCGATCTATCGTCTCAGTCCACATTAGTGAGCAGCTAGCTCACTGTAGAGATCTGGCTTTTCTTGCATAAGCGTCAAGACCTTCGCTGCCAATCCAGTCGGGTTGCGGCGCCGGGTCTCCCAACTTTTGACCGTATCAACACTCGTCCCAAGAGCCTGGGCAAACTCTTGCTGAGAAACATTCAGTGCGAGGCGAATAGCCTTTACGTCCGCCACTTCATAGCGAGTCCGCGCGGCAGGCTCAAGAAGGCCCTGCTTAATTTCAACAGCCTCCTCAAGGGAAGCCTTCAATTCGTCAAACATGTTCATGTTAAACCTCGCCTTTTAGTAACGTGGTCAAGCGCTTTAACTCGGCCTTTTCTGCCGATGTCAGGCTTTCTTTCTCACTCTTGGCATAGGCAAGCACTAAGTAAATCATCTCAGCTGTCGCTAGAAAGTAGATAACTCTCGCGCTGCCACTCTTCCCCTGCTGGCCAGTTGCCATGCGAATTTTTCGCAGACCCCCCGTGCCCTGGATCAAATCACCCTTTTCCGGCTGGGCAATCAATTCTGTTTGTAGTGCTCTGAGCTCATCATCTGTTGCGAGCGCTTTTATCTGCTTGGTAAAGATCGATGTCTCAATAAACTCAATGGCGTTACTCACCCATCACTCACTCTAGCCAATCAATCTAATGGTGTACATAGTACACCTCAAGAAAAATAACGACAACCGCTGGCATTCTCTGTCGCCACTCTGTCGCCACTTGGCCAAAAACAAAAAGGCCACTATTGCTAGTGGCCTTCGTAAGTCTTTGATTTTAATGGTGCCCGAGGCCGGAATCGAACCGGCACGACGCGAACGTCGAGGGATTTTAAATCCCGACTTATTTTCTTTTAAATCATATAGTTATGATTCTTTTCGGGAATATGCAAGATCTGTAACTATATGATTTTACAAGCCTCCGTACCGGCGTAATCCCTCACTATTCCCTCTGTTTTCCCCCACCCGGGAGCATAGAAAAGCCCGCACAGTGGCGGGCCAATCCGAATCCAATCCGCGTCATGACGCAGCGGTTTCTTCGCGAAGTTTCTCAAGAATGCGCGCGATTCTTTTCTCCTCCTCCGGAGCCAGATCCAAGGTCCAAATAAACTCTTCAAGTTCGGTAAGTGATTCCATCCGCTAGTGCCCCCCGTTCTCTCTCAGCCTCTCGACTGTGAAACACTGTACACCTATACAGTACCTGCATAAATCTACCACTTTTTGCAGGATCTCGGGAGTCCTTTCTTTGTCCCCTATGCAACCCTTCCAGTTTGAATCAAAAAAATCCCGTGCTCTGTGACTCGCCATACAACCACTACACTCCATCGTTACTGGTGATTTGGCGGTGACTTCTCTGTGCGTTCTACTTCTTATTTTTAACCTACAATCTACATGCCCCTTATGTGTCATTACTGAGCATTTGCACCATAGGCGGCCCAAATTTAAGACAAACCATAAAGCCATGATCTAGAGCACGGGTTGGCGCCAAAACAGGAACACTCATGAAACGCTACTTGACCAGCTCTAGCCTTGCCTATGTCCATCGCACAAAGAAGAAGTTGCGGCGCTTGCTCGCTGAGCGAAAGCTGAAACACACCCACATCAGCAAATTGACAGAAATCCCGAGGTCCAGCATTTCACGCTGGCTTTCCCCACACCACGACGACTTCATGGGGCTGGCCGAGGCCGTCATGATCTCTTCAGTGCTTGGCGTGTCCGTTCAGGCCATCCTGGCCGATCCAGATTGGCACGTGTCTGACGATGAGCACATGGAGTTGATTAACCGGGCAGCAACACTGCCGAAGCCACATCTGGCGTCGATGCTGACTTGTTATGCGGAAATTGTTGGGGTGCAAGTTGGGTAACGGCGTGGCGAATAGCAGCCAGAAGCAGCTCAGCCTGGTGCAGTTCCTCCGGCGACATGTCGGAGCAGAGAAGCAGATGTTCGAGGGAGGAGATGTTGGCAAGAATAGTCATCGTGAAAACTCCATAACGCAAGTACCGCCGCGAGTGGATGCGCCACTTGCAGACAGTTGTTTAAAGGTTATGGTTCACGGCTGGCGCACAGGTGGCGCCATAATTAAGTAAATTAGGCACTGCTTACCATAACCGGAAAAGGCAATCTCCAGGTTATGGTTTTAAAAACCCACTCATCTGAGCGGAATCATTCGATTCCCGCGCACATTACTCCTCTCAGCTGGCATTCGTCAACAGTGTTATTGTTGGCCGCGTTCACTACCAGTTCGCGACTATCACATTCAGCACCAACCCGAGCAGCACCAGGGCGAACATGAATGCCATGAACGTCTCGAGGCTCGCTCGCGTTGACTGGCTGAAACACCAGTAACCGGCAGCAGCCGGGATCAGGCCCAACACCAGACTGACGCTCATCAGTTTCAGCGCCAGCACCATGCAAACAATCGCTCCAAGCAACCACATCGCGTAATCCTCCCTGACAAAGGCCTCAGTTTACTCCCTTAACTGAGGCCCAGCCAGGGCCGCTATTCCCAGTTCTTGCGGTTGTTGTTCACCGCCTGGTACACCAGATCATTGCGGCGCGAAAGCAGCTCATCTATGCGCCGGCGCTTCTCGTCAGCACTCAGCACTCGGTCGCGCTGCAGCAGCTCAATCCTGTTTCGCACCACTCGTACCTGTTGCTGAGTCCGACTCAAACTGCTGCGCGACTTCAAGATACCGCCCTGCTCATCCAGCAGCTCATTGGCCTTGTCGGTAAGCCCCTCACTGCGGTACTGGTCAACGGTGCGCTTGAGCTGGTTTACCTCGTTCAGCATCCGGTAAAACTCTTCCATGTGCTGGGTAGATTTGGCAGGGCCGGTGCCGCGATACACAGCCTTGACCAACGGGATCTCATCTGCGCGCCAGCTGGCTGACTCGCCAGGCTGCGCTGCGCGGATCAAGCCGTCGGCGGTGGCCATGACGTAGCCGCCTATCGTGCCGGTATAACCGATCAGCAGGTGCTCCAGCTTCTTGGGCGACATCCCCATTGCTTCGCCAAGTTCACGCATAATCAGGCTGGTTTGCTCGTTGTAACGGGCTTCCGCCTTCACAGCGAGATCCTGTGCGTTCTCGATGGGCCCGCCACGGAAAGAGTCGTAGTTGAAATAGGACTCCACCAACGGCTTGACGATCTGCGGGGTGGGGTTGAGGGCGAATGTTTCACCGATCGCTCTGGCCACCGCCTTGCCGAGCTGGGCGCCAGTGTCCTTGCCACCCATGGCGCGCACCATGCGCTCCGGGATTGTGCCGAACATCACGCCAATCTCAAACGGCTTGGGGATCCGGAAGTGCTGATCGCCGACAAAGAAGTGCCAGTTTGCATCCTTATCCCAGTCCGGCAGCTCCTCATAGCGCTCGTCATCCCAGTTCAGAGCAAGCAGCCCGAGCGACATTGCAGTGATCATGCCGGCGCGCTTGGCAATCTCCCGCGGGTTGTCACGCAGCTCACGGCTCAGCTTGCCGAGCCCCTGCAGGCGGGCGTTGAAGAACGGCAATACCATTGATGCCCCCTGAATGAAACGGGCCGCCCCGAGCATGGAGAAGTCCATCAAATCCTTCGATTCGAACGCCGCCTGGGCGTGACTCTTGCCAGCCTTGATCGCTGCCGCATAGACGGCCTCGCGGTTGGCATTCTCCAACGCCTCACCATACTGGCTGTACTTGTCCCACACATCGGCCACTACACCCTTGACGTGGGCGGCGTTGCGCACGATGGATTTCTCATACTTGGCGATCTGCTCAGGTGTCATCCCTTTGCGACGCAGTGATTTGCGCACAGAGTCGGCCATAGCCGTCGGATCGTTACCGTTGACATAGCCACCAAGGAAGCTGGCACCACTGAACATCACATCAATGGTGCTCCCCTCCATGGCTAGCGTCTTCTTCACCCCTTTGATGGAGTCGATCACCGGCTTGAAGCCGTCTTTACTGATCGCCCAGCTGGAGAGGGAGTCGCGCAAGAAGTTGCGCAGCATGAACTCAGGGGATGCGGTGACCCCTGCCGTCAGCAGGCGTTTGGCTTTGGCGGCCACATTCACCATGGCTCCAAACGGTTGCCGGTCGAAGAAGGTCATGGCGCGGTACAGATCAGGGTCCACCACCCGGATCATGTAGTCCTCACCATCCAACTTGACGGTGATCAGGTCCTTGCCGTTCTTGAGTGCGCGCCAATCCATCATGTTGGGCTTGGCAACTATCTCAATGGCACCGGTATCGGCCAGATTCCAGACCGTCTTTTGCGCTGCCATGTTCTTCATGGAGGCGTCGATCAGCTTGCTGGTGCTGGTAAAGATGTTCTCGAGCAGGTCGTTGGTGTTGGCCTCGCCCCCCTTGAGCTTCTTGATCCCGGCGTTCTGGTTGGCAATACCCTTCGGCTTGAATGGCGCGATCACGTCACCATCGTCAGATTCCCGGAAGAATGGGATGTACCACTCGTTTTCGAACTCGGCCCGGGCATCAGCGGTGAACAGCCCGGCCTCCTGCGCCAGATCAAGGGTGGCAGCATTCAGGCGGTTCCAGCGGGCTTTGGCCTCCATGAACTTGGCCTCCTTCCCCTTGCCGAGCCCTTTCAGGGCCGCTATGTCTTGTTCACTCAGCAGGTTTTCGCGCCCTTGCTCCATCAGCAGTTCAGCGCGGTGGCCAGCCATCCAACCGAGCCAGTTGTGCAAATCCTTGCCAAGGTCAGAGAAGATTCCCAACAGCGCATCTTTCTCGCCGGTACCTTCCTTGCGCTGGATCACCCCGTCCTTCCACTCAGGCAGACCATAGAGCATGGTGGCCTGCATGGTAGATGCCGCCCCAGTCGCCATGCGTGCAGCGATGTAACCCGAGTCGGCAGCATCGGTAATGCCTGCGGCTTGCTCTGCGTACTTGATGGGGGCCAGCGCATCGAGCACTTCGGTGTTGGCCTTCTTGATGAACCGATCCACCCACAACTTGATCACGCCGCGATCCACTGCACGCAGCTTGTCCAGGTTGGCCTTGGTGTTGTCGATGACATCTGGCTTGGGGCCAAGGTTCAGCTTCTTCATGGCATCATCTGCCTGGGTGCTGGTTTGGCTCATCTTGATGCCGCCCTTCTTGGCTGGCTGCTCCTCCTGGCTAAACTTCTTGCCGCCATCAGGGCCACTATCATCAGGACTGCCGCGCTTCATCTTATTGCCCAGCCCATCGATCAGGCTGCGCGTCTCGGCAGCCGTGATGCCGTCAGGCACAAAGCCAACTGCACGCAGTGCCTTGGTGACCCATGCCACCACCTGATCCCAGCCGCGCCCCCATGCGCCCTGCTCCAGTTCCGCAAGGTGAGCCACCACCTCCTCAGCCTGCACCCCGATATCCTCATCGGCATAATGAGTATCAACCCAATCCCATACCGCCTTCATGCTGGGGTCTTTCTTCGACTTGATGAGCCGGCTGATCAGCTTGGTGTACTCGCCATCGCCAAGCACATTGGCCAAGCCATAGTGAGCCAGCACTTCATGGCGCAGGATCTCGCGCATCCGCTTGGGGTTGGCAATGGTGTCAGCGGCCACATGCAGGGTGCCAGTGTCATCGTCGAAAGCAGCGCGCCGGATCAGCCCCTCTTTCGCATCCAGCCCCAATGCCTGCTCCAGTTCCGCCTGGGTGGCGTGGATCTGCACATCAATGCCGGCTGCCCCCTTGTACTGCTTGAACCACTCCTTGGTGACCAAATCAGCCTCTTTGCGGGTCAGGGACTTGGCCGGCTTATCGCCTTGGGCCATGGCCTGCTTGGAGAAGTTGATAATGCGCTCTGGCTCAGCAACAGGGTCCGGCTCACCAGCAGGCTTCCCTTCCTCTTTGCCATCGATCGGTTTGGTGGTATCCCCTTCCTTCACCCATACCTTGAACTCATCAACCGGCATGGCCTTGATAGTGCCGAGCCCCTTCCAGCCCTTTTCATAGTTGGCCAGGTATCCGGCCCGGGCCGCCTGCTCGTCGGCAAACCCCATCATCACCTTGTGCTCGTCAAACTTGCCGGTCTTGGGGTCTACCTGATCCACCACATAGACCGTTTCGCTATCCGGCTGGTCACCGATGAACACATCGACGTGATCGCCGTCCGCCCCCAGGGTGCGCTTGATGTAGCCGTAGTCGTGGGCCATGGTCGATTGCCACGCCTTGCCATCCTGATCGGTGCCGGAGCGGGTGGACCCCTTGGGGTCCTCCAGTGCGATATCCAGCCCCTGCAGCGTGAGGTGGCCCTTCTTGTAGTTCCCCGCCTCCTTCTGTGCTTCTGTGGGCTCGGGAGCAACCTCGGCGCGGGCAGCTTCGATCTGCTGCACCGGCTTAGTGGCGGCTGGTGCCACCATATCCAGCACCTTGGCGGCAGAGGACTTGGCTACGACCACCCCACCCTTGCCTGGGATCGCCTTCACCCCGTTATCCTTGGCCCATTGCCTGATAATGGGGATCTCGCCTTTGAGCGTGATGGTGCCATCGGCATTGTTGATGGACTCAGCCCACGGCAGCGGGGCGGGATCGGCAGGCCCAGAAACATCAACCCCGGCATCAGTGGCCGGGGCAGTCAGTGTTTGGTCATTCTGCTGCTGTCCATCTGGTACAGGTGCAGAAGCAAGGAGACCTGCCCGATCTCCGGTTCCAGCTCGGTCGGAGAGTCCGGCAGTGGCTGCTCCAGCGCTCTCTGCAACTGGTTGGCCTGCTCCAGGCTGATCACCTTGTCGTTCACTGCTGATTGCAAGTACCTGGGGAGCCTGCTCATTGAAAACCTCTGCTTGTGGTTGGGTGGCGGGGATCTCCTCGCGGTATCCGGTATCGACGGCAGGCGCGAGCGGTTGCGGCAAGCTGTTATCTCTCACCTCTTGGTTGATGTCTTGCGGTACAGTCGCGGCCTGCTCGCCACGCCCCTGCTCCAACTCGGCAATCTTGGCGATGCCAAAGCCGCCGCCATCGAGGGGAATGGGGGTTTCATCCTGGCGGCTGGCCAGGGCTGCCTCCTTCTCACTGGAGAAAGGCAAGCCACGGCGCGTCAGTCGCACGCTTTCAGGCAGTGGAACTGTGGCGGCGTTGCTCGACTCTGGCAGTGCCGGTGCCGGGCCGCGCGGTACTGGCAGATCTGTACCCACCTCGCGCGCCTCCCCCTCATAGGTCGCACCAGGCAGCAGATTGGCCTGCTGCCCAGGCAGGGCAGCCTCATCTTGCAACTCGCCACTGATGCGCTGATCGGCAATGGCGGTCATATCAAGGGCGGGATCAGAAGGTTGCCCACCCATATCAGGCTGTGGGCCACTGGGCGTGGCGGACATGGCGGTAGCCGGATCCAGCAACTCACCCTCCAGCGGTACGATTGCTTTCCCCTGGAAGTCGTGACTACCACGAACAAAGCCCTGTCGCTGGTAAGCCGGCACATCACGAACCGGATCGAACTTGCCAGACCCTAATGGGTTGTTGGCACCGGCAAACATGCTGTCGATCTGGCTGCTGATGCTGGCCCCGCGCTCAGCCTGGCGCTGGTCGAGGCCGTGGATCATGTCATCCATCTGCTGGTCACCGGTAACCACCCGGCGCTCAACCCGCACCAAGGGCTTGGCCATATCTGGAGCCTGTGGGCCATGCACGGCACCCACTACGCCACCGAATGCGCCGCCAATCGTCCCCTCGTTCAGCGCAGCAGACAGCACGCCCGCCATGGGGTCGCGACTCTCGTCCGCCCACTCTTGCACTGCCTGGTTCACGGCTCGCTGCGTCTCGCCACCCTGCCACGCCTCAGTGGCTCCTTCACCGGCAAAGCCGCGCACGGCAGCGCCAGCCCGGGTGCTTCCCACCTTGCCGAGTAAACCGCCGACACCACCACCGGCACCAGTCATCACCCCGGATAGAAAATCCGCTGTTAGCGCACGCGGGTCTGACCACGCATCGGTGGCCGCCAGCTCCGCAACACTGTCGATCGCCGCTCGTCGAATATCGCCAATGTCAGCCCCCTGCATCTCGCCATCAGCCAGCTCCCAATAAGCCTGCTGATAGATGGGGTTGGCGTTGAGCTCGTCGTTGCCAAGCCCATTGAAGTAGCCACGCGCCTCTTGCTCTGCTTGCTGGGCCCGCATGCCAGACGCCATGGCGCCAGCGTGAGCACCATAACCAATGGAGGTCAGGCGCCCAATGGCCTTATCCAGCACAGCCCGCTTTGCTGCCTCCCCTGGTGCCGCCAGATACGCCGCCCGAACCGAGTCGAGCGCACCAGCGCTGATGGCATCCTTCACCGTGGCTTTTGCCACCAGTTCTTTGGCTTGCCCTTCCACCAGATCCTTTGCCAGCAGCTTGCCAGCGCCACGCAGGGCGGGCTTGGCGATAAGCCCAGCCCCCTTGGTACCGCCCACCAACCCGACAAACTGGCCCAGCACGGTAGAGAAGTTGCCCGCCCACGCGCGCGGATCTGCCCATGCATCGCCTGCCTCAATGGCGCCAGTCTCTGCATTTTCCTGAAAGAACTGCTTGCCCATGGCCTCACGCATGGGAGTAGACGCCTGATCCAGCTGCCCATCAGCCCAAGCACTGACGCCGCGCCCGGCATCCTTGATACCCTGCGAGCCAGTCAGCTGGCCAACCGTTTCAAGGTCGCCACCCAGGGTCTGCCCCAGGCCACGCTGGAACATGTCAACAGTGTCACCGATGATGCCCTGCTCATCGCCACCATTGTCGTCTGGTTGCTGTGGTAAATAGCGCGCCCTGGCGGCAGCAATGAAGTCATCCCGGGTTGGCTTGGCCATGTAGTCGTTCTCCGCAGGCAATAAAAAAGCCGGCCCCTGTTAAGGGTCCGGCCATGATGGGGAAATTTTGTGCCACTACTGTCTAAATGGCAAGCTCGGCTCTGCTATCACAGTGAGCTTGGTGGCATTCTTGCGGTGTGCGTGGCATCAAGGATTTTTGGCACCAAATGGGGCATCATGTGGTCATGTTATAGTTCCATTAAATGATCTTCTATGAGGATTAAAACAGAGGGATTTGTTATATGAAAAAAGAGATGGCAGCTGTCATTATGTCAGTGTTTATTTTTAGCTGTGCCAAGCATGAGAATGTTTCTATTGATGGTCGAGATACCAATAGATGGGAAATTGTTAAAGACTGGAATGGACAAAAGGGGTGGATTGGGGCGTCTTATCATGATGACTTGGTCCAAGTAACCTTTGAAGCATTAAATAATGAATCAGCTTTCACATTGCTAGAAATAAATGCAACAAGATGCAATGGAGATCTAATTGTTGATGGTGAGCAATACAAGGCAACATCAACAAAGAAACAGAAGAGTGGGTTTTCTCAGTGCTATACGCAGGTGTTTGGCGACGAATCTATTGAGATAGCAGTCAAAATGGCATCATCCAATATAGTTAATTTCAATGGGCACGATACTGATGTTAGAGGTTTTGAATCAATACTTAAAAAACACTTCATAAATGAAGGGGAACAGAAAGAAAACGCAGTTATCAGCACTGTCGGCCATGCGGATGGCTTTAAAAAAGCCCTTGATGAATTGGCAAAATCAGCAGATGTTAAGTAGTAACTTACAAGATAAAAATACAGTCAGCTGAACAAATTAGCCCGCCACTCGGCGGGCTTTATTATTTGTACATCTGCTGGTAAGCGCTGGATGCCATGGCGTCAGGATTTTTATTGGCATTCAATGCCTCCCTGCCAGACTGTATCAGTGCCTTCTCGATAGAGCGGTCACCCTGCATACGAGGGATGATGCCTTGCGGTTTTGGTGGCTGGGTTGCAGGGGGGGCGACTGATTGTTGTGGTGCCTGGGTCGGCTCGGCCTGCTTCTGCGGCGCCAAGGAAAGCCAGTAATTGGCGTAGCCTCCACCCCCAAACTCCCCCAGCAGTTGCTGGGCGCCAGGGTCAGATGCCAAGGTGTAGCCCAATGTATCAATCTCGCCCAGAGCTACTGCGCGCTGTTCATCGGTAATCTTGTCGTTCCCCATCAGCTCCGCCTTGCGCTTGGACAGCTGATCCATGGTGCCCATGATGTTCTTGGCGTGAGTCTCGCGGGCGCGAACGCTGGCGTTGGCCGCCGCTGCTTGCGTTTCCAGTGCAAGTCGCCTCTCGAACATGGCCCAGTCATGATCCCGGTTCTTCTGGTTCTCGCCAGCCATTGCCTTGAATCGGGTATTGTTCTCTTCACGGCTCGCGTCGATCTGCTTCTGTGTCAACTTGTCACGGGCGGCCAGCTCCGTTCCCATCTCGTCTTTACGCTGAGCGGCTTCACGCAGGCGCTGCTGCTCCGCAAACCCTACCTGCGCGTTATTGACGGTACCGGCACCAAAGCCCTTGGCTAATGCTGCGAGCAGGCTCATGCTGCACCCCCTTGCTGTTCGGCTTCATCCATTTTTTGCACGATAGCCTCCAGTATCTGACTGGCCTCAGCCAGGATCTGATCGTCAATCACGTCGTTCTCGGCGTCCATCTCCTTGAGTTTGTCCATGGCGCGAAACAGGGCGTCGATCTTGCTATCTGGATCGCCAATTTTGCCCGATGTCAGCATCTCACGGCAGCCGGCATACACCGCTTTGACGATCTGCTGAGCAGGAACGCCGCGACCGGCTTCCATGGCCTGCTTGAGGATGGTGAAAATGCCCCCTGCCACCGCATCGGCCACCCCCTGGATCTTGTCCTCGCCGGCCTGCAAGCGACCGGCAACGGCCTGCCCACCATCACCAAGCAGGGTGGCGCCCAGCATCTCCATCAAGCTGGCATGCATGGCGTCATCATTACCGCCCTGCTGCTGTGGTTGTTGTGGTTGCTGGCCCTGCATACTTTGAATCAATCCCATTACTCACCATCCCATGCATACTGAGCCCGGATACCGGGGGTTACATCAAATCGGCTGGGGTTGAAATTAAAGTCGCCAGCCATGCTCTTATCGAGGTCATTGTTGTTTGGCAGCGAGTAGCGGGGCGGGGCTGATGCGATATCGCCATTGCTGCCGCCATTGCTGCGATTTGCACCGGCTTGATTGAAGTTGTTACCGGCCTGTACGTTGAGGTCGTTGAGCGAAGCACCAAAGCCTGATGCTGGCTGAGTCAAGCCGCTCGCCACACCAGAAAGCAGTTGGCCAGCACCAGGCACCACGCCAGACAAAAATCCCAAGGCGGTTTTCAGGGTCGAGTCTAATCCCCCTTCTGACCCCAGCGCCTGCCCTCGCTGCCCCGTTAACCGTTCACTATCAAAATCACCGCGCGCAGCATCTCGGCCGATGCCTGAGAAGTAGGAGTCGGTATTTCCGATATCCCCGACCAGCCCCGCAACCGCCTTGCCAGCCCCTCCCAACAGCGCGCCGCCAAAAATATTGGCGCCAGCCTGTTTGTTATATGCCCCGGACGCGTCGGCAACATTGGTCCTGTCGCGGGCGGTTAGAGTGCCGTTTTGCGCCTTGCGCTGCAGGTTGCCGATCACCCCATTCACATTGTCAGTCTTGATGGTTTCGTTGAAATTGGTGGACGGGCCAAGACCAAGAGCTCCCTTGGCCTTTCCACCAAATGAACCATCGTGCATGCCATACATCGACGGGCCGCCGATCGAGCTGATGTTGTGGTTTGGAGGAGTAGAGGTGGCCTTGTAGGTGCTCAGGGTCTTGCTGACGGACGCAATTCGACTGGCAACGCTGTTGTTGTCGTTTTTACCGTTACCACTGGTGGCTTGCTGCCCCTTGTTGTTGGCACCTATTGAGTTGTTGAATGAGCCCTTGCTCATGCCATAACTGGATCCACCACCAATTGAACTAGGCCCGCCGCGGCTGGTTGAAGATGCCCCCTTGCTGCCCGATGAACTCGCGCCACCACTCTTGCTGGATGCCGCACCCTTGCTGCTGGAGCTGGAGCTGGATGTGCTGCCACGATTGCCTGCGCTGGCACCTTGGCTGCTTCCATTGCGGTTATTGTTGCTAGCGCCCTTGCTCGAGCTGCTGGCGCCTTTGCTGCCGCCACTACTCCCCTTGCTGCTGCCGCTGCTGCTGCCCTTTCCGCTACCCTTTGCCATTTACGCCCCCTGCTTCTTGATGTTGGCAAGAAGCCCGCTGGTAAGAGCCCCCCCCGTAGACATGCCATCACCGGCAAGCCCTGGCGTTGATACCTGGTACTCGACCGGAGTCAGGTTGGCCGGCAGGCCGTTCTCCTGTCGTAATTGGTCCTCCCTACCCCATATGTCTTTCTGCATATTGCGCTGGTTCTTCTGAGCCTCTCGGTTCTCAAGGTATGAGCCGCCAGCGACCAGGGCTGAACCAAGTAGCGTTGCCGCACCCGGATTACTCTGCATCCAAGATCCCGCACTGGAAAGGCCACCAAGCACCGCATCGACCGCCTGATCGGCCATGTCGATCGCACTTGATACCATGCCGCCAAAATCAAACATGTGACCCCCTTACTTTACGTTCACGCCGGGCAATGATGCGGACGGGAACTTAGTCCAATCCGGTTTGATGGTGCTGATGTTGGAGTACATCTGCTGGTACATATTCAGTGTCGAGTTGAGTTCGGTCTTCATGTTGTTGACCAGCTTCTCTTTGTCTGTAGCCTTCATCGTGTTGTCAGCCATGACAGCTGCATAGCGGTCGTTATAGGAGCTGACTGCCTTATCGACCGTGCTCATGTACATGCCGTGGGTGTTGGCCACTACCTGCTGGGCCAGCTGATCCAGGCTGGCCTTGTTTTGGTTATCTAACTCTTTCAGGCGCTGTTGGCCCTCTGCATCCAGCATCCCCAGGCTGTTTTTGTGCAATAGCTGATCCCGCTCCTTCTGGTACTCACTCTGCGCCCCAAGCTCTTTCAGCCGCTGTTGGCCTTCGGCATCCAGCATTCCGAGACTGTTCTTATGCAGCAGCTGATCGCGCTCAGTTTGATATTGGTTCTGAACACCCAACTCTTTCAGGCGCTGTTGGCCCTCTGCATCCAGCATCCCCAGGCTGTTTTTGTGCAACAGCTGATCGCGCTCTTTTTGCAGTTGCGCGTTGATATTGGCCATTCCCTTTTCATGGCCAAACTGGTTCCCCTGCATAGTCAGCTGATGACCGCGATCAATTCGGTTCTCGTCACTCTTCCATGCCTGCCCCGCGTTCTGGCTGGCAATAGGTAACGCAGCATCAACGATCGCCCGTTGCGACGCCTCGGCACCGATTGAGCTGTTGGAGAGCCCGCGGCCAGCTGCGTACTGCTCGCCTTTGGCCTTGGCCATGCGCATCAGCAAGCCATCCTGGCTGATCGTTTTATTAACCTGGTCGTTCACGTCTTTGGCATCAAAAGGCGTGGTTGTCGCTGTGATGGCTACCATATTTCCCCCAATAAAAAAGCCGCCAGATGGCGGCTTACTCAAGTCTCTGCGTTCACCAGGTGAACGCGCGCACAGCGCCAACATCGGTTAGCGTGGATACGGCCTGCTCAGCGGCATTGCTGGCCTGCCGGATCTGTTCGCGCAGAGCCAACACATTGGCTACCGTCTCGAAACCTGCCTCGCCAAGCTGCTCACGCTCCTGAGCCCTTTGCAGGCGCCAGTCCAAGGCGGTGATACGGCGCTCCGCCTCGGCTTTTATGGCTAACACCTTGTCATTTATTTCGAGATCAATATCGTTAAATCCGACGCTAGCGCGATTAGCACCAGGACCATCAACAATAAACATGTTCATGTCATTTTACCCTGTAGTAAATTCCGCTTATATATCTTGGATTTCCTACAACCCGCCCCAGCTTCCTCCTGTGAACAATACTGGATGGTTTCGTAAGTCCTGCAATAAGGTAGTCACCAGAAATACATGCAGCATGAGCAGCGCCACCAAAGGTGATTGACACTAGGGCGGAGGGGTGATTTGCCATCAACACTGATGAGGAGGATAAAACACCAAGCAATCCATCTTGATAGAACCCTCGCGGGAAATTAGGCGTGGCAGTATATGAAGACGGCATAACACCAATTTTAATCCATTGCGTTGCATCCAACGTTTCAAAGATTCCCGCATTGGTGAATGCGTAAATTCGATCAACAGCAGAAATAACCAAGTGAACAAGCAGTGACGCCCCTTGGTAGAGGGTTGCAACGAACCATGACTCACCGTTGTTAGATACGCTTGGGCCAACAACCGAACTTTGAGTCGTCGATAAAAAGAACAATCCATTTGAAAAGCAAATGCTGGTTTTTACCGCTGCAGGAGCTGTCACCTTTATCGAGAATGAAACACCATCCGAACTTGTCCAGCATACATTCGTTGAGTCACTTGATGGGGCGATATACACCCCATTCCCATACGCGATACCACAAACGGCACCTGTAACTCCGGTGCAGTACTCCCAAGTATCCCCGTTAGACGTGCGTCGCAGGCTGCCACTGTTACTTGCATAGATAAATCCATTGCACTCGAAAACGGCAGAAGCTGAAACGCCAGAGGCAATCAAACAAGTAAGGCCGCGATCTTTTGATACGTAAACCCCGCCACTGCTTGCCGCAAAAACAACTAGCGCCCCAATGCTGGCCGTGGAGACGACGTTCACTGAGGACGGTAGTACGCCATTTTCTGTGGCAATCACGCCAGGGCCAAGTTGCGTCAAATAATCAGGGATACCTACATAACCTTCCTGCGGTATTAAAACCCCGGAGCGTAACCATTCAGTGTTTTCGTGGACAATCATCGGCTTGGTTGATGGCAATTGTGCTGACATACCAACAGCTGGCGTAACCCCACCGATCACGGCGCCTGAAATGCCACTAATCAGAGGTGATAAAACATCACTGACCAGCGAGTTGCCACGATTAACCTCTGCCAAAATAACTGGATCAAATTCACTCATGTTCAGTCTCCACTGATTCCGCGCTTTCGAGTTGTCCGTTATTGTTATACAGATAGGTGGTCGTGGTTTTTCTGCCTAGATAAATCGACACCGATGATAGCAATCTCCCAGAGGGGTCATATGTGAATGAGGATGACTTTGGCCCCGCTGGATATAGCGTTATCATGCTCGTCAGCCTGCCGTCCACATCGTAGGTAAACGATGAGCTGACATACTGATCAGCGGTGTCTGACCCATGCAAGAGATTAAGCACCAAGTCGCCGTCGGCATTTGGCTTTTGCCCGTTCAGCGATCTCATCGCCCCCACATCACCAGGGGTCAGATCAACGTCGCCCGATAAAGGCTTGCCATTTACCCTTGTAGCCTTCGTCACTCGCGCCTGCATGTCTGTGTTGACACGCTCAAACCCCGTCTGAACTGCGCCAAAGTCAGCCTCTACAGCCTGGCCGTCTGCCAGCTCTCCTGGCACATATTCATTTAACCGATCGTAATAGGGATTAGCCACGCCTTGCCCTCCTAGCGAAATAATCCAGAGTTACGCCAGTAATGGTGAAATTTGGATCTGATGAACTTGCGCCCCCCATCAATATCGAGATAGACGCCGAGGTGCCAGAGAGGTCTATCGGTGCATTGGTGTACCCGTAACTACCGCTCCAGTAAAACTGGTTCCACTGAGTTTGATTCCAGATGGCAACCTGATCCCACGCTGCAGAAGGGTCCTCTGACACAATCGAGTGAACCTTCTGGCTTGTAAAGTGAGCGTCAATCATGTGGTCAATAGACCACTTAACCTGGATTGGCGCCTGATTAGGGGATGTTTGCTCCACAAGCGCGGTAAGCCAGGTTTTTTTCACCCCCGGCGAACCTGAGTGAGCGAATGGCAAACGGATCCGCCATGAAATCGCGGCACCATCAAAAGACCGAGATTCCTTATCGATAGTGAACACCATCCCCTCACTACCACTTAAACAGAAAAATAGTTGCTCCCCCTGCTCCGTGTAACGCCAGACCCCTGCCACCGCAGATGGATATTGAAACGTGGTGGCCATCGGTGACCCATCAGCCAAAATGGTGACAGCAAGATGCGTCAGCCCTCGGCTGAATAGTCGGTATTGGTTTAGCTCTGCGATCTGCGTGGAAAAAGCCCAATCCATCCCGTCAATCATCGCCTTGAAGTGGTGATCCGGATCGAGCTGATTAAGTGCGAAATCGCCAAACTCCTGAACCCGGTCCAGTCTGACCAATCCTCGGTCTGACAGACCCACCGGGAGAAACAGGGATTGCCCAGTCCCAGCAGCAATACCCACCGACTCAGAAAGGGCTCTCTGCTCCCAGTCCTTCGAACTAGACCCATAGAGGCCAAAGACCCGTCGAGCTGATGCAATCACCAGCACGCCACCAGTCGTCGGCAGCATCGCTGTGATCTCATCACCAATAGAGAATGACTCCGCCCCCAGCAGGGCGCTCCAGGTGTGTGGGTTGCCAGGCGCGCTATGCTGGTACTGCCCCCCTTCGTACCCGAGGAACAGATGACCTGAGTGGATGGCGATCGCCAGTGGCTTGTCTTTTGTTGCATCAGGCTGGGCGTGGAGCGGGACAAGCCACCCGTCCTCCCTCAACTCAAAGGCCCTCTGCACACCTGATGCCACATAGGCGGCCCGCTGCCCAGTACCACCAAAGAAGTTGTGTACGGCGGCCTGATAGCTCCCGCCCGCCTTAATGGTTATCGCATCAACGCTGGCAACCGTGCACGTGGCATCACCAAGCCCAGTAAGCACATTGCCAACAGCCGGCGCGTCACCTGGGGCTACGACGACGACCCCGCTCTTGCCATCAGCCGCCAACTGGGCAACACACCTGAAAACTTTGTTGTCACCGGTTCGAGTGAGGGTGACATCCCCGTTCGAGATGTTGGCCACATTGGTGACCGTCAGCACCCAACCAAATGAGGTTATCTGCTGCCAACCCGCTTCGGAAGCCATGAACAAGCCGCCAGTGTTAACGTCAATGTCCCGAACGGCAAACACAGCACCGCGCACAGCGATAACCCCGCGCACAGGCCCCACTCCCGGCACCGGGCCTATTTGCGAACGGCGCCAATCTGCGGCAATGGCTTGGTTTGCAATGTTCTCGGCCTTGGTTTTGCTGTATTCGCGGCCATCCTGCTGCGCGACATAGCCGACACCGGCTATATCCAAAATCGTTCCCGCGGTAATGCTGCCTTCAATAATGACGGCGTTAATGAAATGACCCGATCGGGACAAGTACGCCCCACTACCTCCCGCCCAAGTGATGGCGGTGAATACTGGATGAGCAGCGTCAGGGGCATCACCCACATCAATTGAGGTGAACTTTCGGTTTCTGCTGGGTGATGGGTGACCATCAAAGCGGTCATAGCCAAGCGTTCTGGCGTAACCGCCACTTGCCAATGCATCGACGTTCACCGCTGCCAGCGCAAACCCGGGAGCCTTCGCCAGCGGCGTGGTTGATAGATCAATGCCCCCTTTCAGCGGAATGAATGTGCTATTTCGAGTTGGCATTTTCACCATGAGGCCCCGCTAACCAGCGACAGTGGTGGCACGTACCGCTTCACCAGTAACCCGTAATAGACATTCCACTCGCGCTCACCGATGGCGATCAGCTCAGTGGCGGCCTGTCGATACCCACTCTGAGCGACTGCATACCAGACGATAGCCATATGATAGGGCGGCTCAATGTGCGGCACGTCCGACTCTACCGTCATCGTTTGGGTCGGCATTGGTGTTTCACCACGCAACCACTCCCAGTCATTACGCAGCAGCTGGATCTTCTCCCAGCTTTCACGGATCGCGTCTGCTGCGGCCAGGGTGCGGGGGTTGCCATCAGCCAGGTTTTTCGGTGGGCCACCGAGGTCGTGCACCTCTGCGGCATACCGCCTGCATAGCTCGAGGAAGGTCATGATTAGCCGACCAGGCTGACCGGGTAGGACTGCACAGTGCGAGGAATGAGGGAACCATCATCGTTCTGCTCGTAACGGGTTTCTGTGGCCTGCAGTAACACCTGATACACCGGTTCAGGTACTTCCACTGTCTTCTCGCGCTGGATGATGTAGGCGACGCCGTTTACTCCGGCGTAGACATCATCGTTACCGCGACTGTGGGGATCGCGCGAGATGCGGATTTTTACCCGCTTGGCTTTGTTCAGCTCGCGCTGCTCGGCACTAGGCACACCGGTAATTGCTTCGGCACTCGGCGCAGTGTTTGCGTCGCGGGTTACGCCGTTCGCCTGCTCCTGCTCGATGATCTCGGCGACCAACTTGTCGCGGCTGGTATTGGCCGCTTTGTCGATGCCGAAGTTATCGGACAGGTATTTGCGCAAATCGGCAGGCGATGCGTTATTGAGGTCGATCAGTTCCATGGTGCTTGTCTCCAGAAAAAGAAAAGGCCCGCACTTGGCGGGCCTATGGTTGGTTGCGGATTAGAGGGCGGTAACCGCTACCTCAATACGGGTCATCCACAGCTCATTGAGGCGAACTGCAGTGAACCAGCTCTTCCAGGAGGCGGAGCCACGTTGGCCAAGCGGGTCACCACCGCGCGGGGTGTTGGGGTTCAGGATCATTGGAACAATGGAACCAGGGCCGCCGTTACCCTTGAGCGGGACGATACCGAAAGAGTTCTGCGCCAGGACCACCATGGGGTACACATCAGCGCTGGTGCCGCCAGTGGATACCATAGTGCCCTTGGCGCCACCGGCATCCGGCAGGGAGGCCAACACCGGGGACAGCACAAAGCGGAACTCTTCCACAGAGCCGATTTCTTCCGGGCACAGTGGCTGACGGGTACCGTACTCTGCAACCGACTTGAAGCCAGCCAGACCACGAATGTCGGAATCGCAGTCGGTGTGTGCGACCACTACGAAGGCTGCTTCCACCGGCTTGGTTGCCACGTTGACGGACGGCGCCAAGATCTTGGTGATCTTCTTGGCGCGTTGCTTCTTGAGCGAACGAGCAGCCAGACGCAGTTTGTTGAGGCTGATCGCAGTGTTCACGCCGTTACGAGCAGAACCATTCGCATAAATAACGTTGGTGCCACCGGAGATAACCCCCCATGTCAGCAACTCAAAGGTTTCGCCAGCCTGCTCGCCCAGCAGCATCTGCACATCCTGCAGCACTGGGTCTTCGTGGGTGTCGGCGATCACATCGGTGATTTCGCACCAGTCACCGTACTGAGACATGCCGACGGTCACATCCTGATAGGCCATCTTTTTGCTGGCAGGAGTGACGCCTTCGGTAAGCGGCGTGGTGGCCGGTGCGAACGGCACAGGGCGGCGGAACTTGACGGTCTGACCCTTGTTCTTGGGCTGCGGCTTGGGGTCACCAAACTTTTGCAGCACCAGGATCGGCTCGGCGTGCTCGAGCATCTTCACTTCGGCGATGATGCCGACACGCGGGGAGATATCCCCGTAGGTAGTAGTAGCCATGACTTATCTCTCCTGAATCAGTATTTGCGCTGCGCCAGCCGCTTATCAGAGTCGGCTGCGGCACGGGCAAAAACAGAGGACTCATCCGCTGTATCAACCGTGGCGCGGCCCTGGCTGCCGCCGAGCGGAGCCATATCTGCCAATTTGCGCTGGCGCTGCGCGTTGCGTTGGGCTTGAGCTGCTTGAGCTTGGAGCTGGGTGGACTTGTAGAGGGTCAGCACCACATCGGCGTCTGCTGCGCTGTCAGAGTTGGCGATGTTCTGCACGGAGGCTGGCTGCTGGGCGATCCAGGTTTGAAACTCCTGGCTCACAACAACCTTTTCAGCATCGGGGTGCCGACGCATCAACTCGTCAGTCTCGATGGTGATCAGCTCTTCGTGCCGGCGTGCCCGTGCCTGCTCACGCAGTTGGGCAACCGGCTCCTTTACTTGCGAGATTTCGCTGCGCAGTCCATCGCGCAGGGCATCAGCAACGCCTTGCATATGGTCAGCAATGTCGGGGTAATCCTCGCGCATCGCTGCAATGCGGCTTTCCAGGGCGTCGAGCTGGCGGGTGGCGTCCTTACCATCCCCCCTCTTGTCTGCCTGCTGGATGCTGTTGATCTGCTCATTGAACTGGCGCTCTTTCTCATCAAGTTGCCGCTTTGTAGCGGCATAGCGACCGTTGGCTGAGCGAGCGGCCTGAGCCTCCCGATCCCGGTCAGCTAACAGCGATTGCAGATAGGCGCGCTGCTCGGGTGATGCATCAGCAAACAGGTCATCTTCGGATGCGGCTTGCTGCTCTGCAGCAGAGGCGGCCTCCTGTTGATGCTGTTCATCGTCGCCAGTGGTGGCGCCGGCCTGGTCTTCTCCGTGCTGCTCGTCGTTTTGCGGCTCGCTGGTTGCGGGCTCACCACGCAAACGCGCATCAGCGGCACCAGCAGCCTGTGCGAACACGTCCAGATCGCGGCCATCGGCGGCGTCCTGGTGGGCTTCTGTTGCGGCTTGGTCGTTCAGGTGATCCATGTAAAATCTCCAAAAAAAAAGCCCGCACAGGGCGGGCTACAGTGGCTTGCCGGAATTACTCGGCTGGCGTGAAATCTTTGATAAGGCTGTCGAGCAAACGGATCTGGGCTCGGGTGGCCTGGGTCTGCTCGTGTTCCATGTCCTGCTCCAGGTCAGAGCGCAGCTGCTTGAGCTGGTCCTGCAGGTGGAGCAAGACGGTATTGGTGTCCTGGCTACGGGTGAGCATGCTGGTGTCAGCTCGCCACGGATGGGTTATCAGGGCGAGGCGTGCCGTTCAGGTCGGCCAGTGCGTCGGCATCGGTCAGGACTACAGCATTCTTCGCGTCGTGCAGCTGCTGCTTCAGCAGGTAGCATTCCAGCATCCACACCTTGTTGATCGCGTTCTCTCGGGCGATCTTGCGGCCCAGCTCGGCGCTGAAGTTCTCCGGACTGGCGCAGGCGCTTTCGCCGGTGACGGTGAATCCGTTCTTCAGCGTGATGACGCAGAAGGTCAGCAGGCGATGCGATTGGTAAGGAGGAAGCGGGGCCTGCTCCTTGATGGTGTCCACGTCCGCGTGATGGCAATGCAGAGTGCAAGCTGCTGCTGCGCCAGCAACGCCATCTGCCGCGGTGAAATAATACTCACTGGCGATCACTTCTTCGATGCTCTGCGGAGTGACACGCGGCGCAGTCAGCCCCTTGGCTTGAATCTCTTGCTCGATTTGCTGAACGCTCATTGCAACTCTCCAAATTGATAGTCAGGGTCATGCCTCACATCGTCGTGGACATAAACCCTGTTGCCGGAAGCCAGCCCAATGACGACGCCATCTTCCTGCTCTGGCTCAATATCGCGCTGACAAAATGGGTAGTATTTGGCTTCACTCATACCCATCCCCAATAAAAAAGCCCGGCACATGGCCGGGCATAATATGCGCACCCCAGAAACACAAAACCCCGCACAAGGCGGGGCAAATGAGAATCTGGCAGTCTTAGAGCTATTTTGTGCCACCTGCTGTAAAAGTCAACTACTCCTAATCTAACCCGTAATTCCCGGTCGGCGGCAGGATCTGCTTCATCTTGACCTCGGCCATGAACTTCTGGGTGTCGTGAGCCTGCGCCTTATCCAGCTTCTCCAGTTCGATCATCAGTCGCTCCTGGCTCATCTGCTTGTTCTGGGCCAGCTTCATCAGCTCGATGCGCTCACGTCGCTGGCTGTCTTCATGCTGCAACTGCATAGTGGCCAACTTGTATTGGCTGGAGAACTCCAGCTCCATCTGTTTGAGTGACGCCTGCATCTGCGCCATCTGCAGGGCGCCGGCACTCTTCATCTGGGCAAGCTGGGTCTCATGCTCAAACTTGACCTGAGCCAGCTGCTGCTCCATCTGCAACTTGACCAGTTGCGGATCCTGCTGCCCAGCCTCTTGCTGCTGTTTGATGGCTGCGTCGTACTCTTCCTGGCTGCGCAATACCTTGGCATTGTCGATGTGCATGGACTGGAACAGGGTCTTCATCGCCTCATACGGCTTGAACATCGGCGCAAAGGTCGGGTTCTGGGTGTACTTGTCCAGGATCTGGGTCAGTTGGGCGGTCTGGATCTCCTTGACCAGCAGCGCACTGGTACCCCTGGCCTGCACCTCGAAATCGCCCTTGATGGCTGCGTCCTCGCCGAACTGCATGTTCCAGTTGTAGAAGCGCCGGATCATTGGCTTAGTGATATTGTCGTCATACTCCTTCACCTGCTGGCGGCGCACGGCGTTGGCGGCGTTCATCAGCATGCTCATGCCACCCAAGGTCGGCGTCACCTGCCCCTGCTCACCCTGGCTTATCATCGGCACCCCGGCCTCTCTGTCGAGCAGCGAGAGCGCCAGCTGCAGTATGTTGGCCATGTCACTCTGACGGCTATCAAAGTGGAATACCCCGAACGCCTTTTGCACCTCTGCATACTGCTGGTTGGAGTCCATTTCCCACACTTTGAATGGCGTAGCCTCCCAATTTCCATCCACTGGGGAAATCAGGCGCTTGTTCACCACAACCTGCGGCCCGACGGTCTTGGCGGCGTTGTCCAGCATGGCGCGCCAGGCGCTGTTGATGATCCGCTGCGGGTGGCGCATCAGGTACGGCATGGACAGGCCGAAGATGCTCCCCTCATCCGGTTCGCAGACATAGACGGAGTAAGGCCACTCCATGGTATCCATCGGGTTGATGGTCACTTTCAGGATCACGTCACCGGAGAAAATGGCAACGCCATCAAACTCGCGCCCCTTCAGCTCTGTGATATCAACCCCGGCAACCTCTAGCACCTCAACGGGGATTGGGCCGTGATAGGTCCAGACCTCAAATCGGGAGTCTTGGTTGGTTGGGTTGAGCCCACACAGGTAACGGATCTGGTCAACGAACTCGGCGTAGCGGGTGCGGGTCGAAGATGGGTCTTGCGTCAGCAGCTTTTCTACCTGTGTCGAAATGAAGCCCATAGATTCCAGATTGAGCAGCCTGCGCAGCTCCTTCTTGGTCATGTACTCCCGCTCGTAGACGAACTCGCAATCGTCCCAACGGGTGGCCCCCATGTCCGGCACGAAGTCCCAAGGCAGCACACAGCGAGCCCCCGGCTTGAGGTCTTTCACAATCTCAACTGACCATGACCCATCCTTGCCGGGCAGCCACGCCTGCTTGATGGCACTCTCTACAATGGGACCCTTGATGATCCCGGTACCTATCTTGGCGGCATAGTGCAGCATCCGGCGCGATTCGGCGTTGTAGTCACAAGCGATCAGCTGGTCATCAATCGTCTTTTCCATTGCTGTCGCGGCGGCCTGGGCAGCGGCCAGTATCTCAGCAGCCTGCTGAGCCTCGGTCGTTGGCTGTTGCTGACCATCCATACCCTGCTGCACCCCCTTGGCCAGCATGGAGAGCTTCGGATCCGGCGATGGCGCGATCCCGTAGTTCTTGTCATCGACAGGGAACAGCATATCCCCCATCTGAGCAGCCCATGCGTCGGTCTTCTCGCGGGTGATGTTGACGAAGGCCTGCGACTTCTTGGCCTTCTCCAGCTCCTTGATAAAGTCAGGCTCGTACTCCCCGCGATACTGGCGCAGGTCATCAAGCCAACGCTGTTCGACAAGGCTGCGCTGCTGCAGCTGATGCTCGATATCGCGAAAGCGGCTGGCACCAAACAGATCAAGGGGCGAGAGCTGTTCCACCATCCCGGAGGACAGTGTGATTTCAGTCGGTTTTTGCATGGTGTCAGTATCCTGTTACAGAGTCGGCGGCGCGCTGATCCGCCCTGGTGGCATTGCTATCGATGGTTTTTTTGCGGTCACGTTCCGGCATGACACCAAGGCACAGGTACTGTGTGGCGTCTGCTGGGTGGGAATACTGGTTCTTGTCTGGCTGGTCGGTGAACTTGGTGGCGCCCGACACGTTGAGCTGCTTGTACTGGTAGCCAGTCTCGAAGGCCTTGATGATGACCCTGCAGTGCGGGCTGATGATGAGCGCAGGCTGCCCCTTACCGACAAGGCGAGATAGCCACCACCTGACCCCCTCAAGGCGAGCCATCAGGTTGTTGGTGTGCGCAGGCTCTGCATTCATCCCCTTGTTGCCAAGCACTTCGAAGCAGGTGGTTTCGTCTGCCTGACTGCGGCCCACACCTGCTGGGTCCCCCCAGATAGTGAACTCCATGTTGGCGTAGCGGCTGGTCAGTAGCGGAGACAGCTGCTCATCAATGAAGCGTTCGATCCCCATGCCGGTGGCCACAACCTCATCCAGGATGCGCAACTGCCCGAAGGCGGTTACCTGGCCGATGATGGCGGCTGGAGTCAGGCCGAAGTCCATCCCGATGATGATGGGCAGCGACTTGATGGGACCCAGCTTGTCCTTAGCGACATGCAGATCCCGGTTGAAGTGGTCGATGAATACCGGCTTGCCGGTGGCCACAGTGGCAAATCGGTTGCAAATCCGCGACCGAACCCAGTTGAGCGTCTTGCCGCCGAGCTGATCGAACCAAGCATCAAAACCCTTCTTGTTGTTCTTCACGTTCTCAGCCTTGGGGTTGGCAACGAACCGGCGCCCCAGATAGTCGCGGAAGTAGCCAGCATCAATGAGTGCTTGCAGGTCTGGCGACATCGGCGCACCGGGCGATACTTCGACCAGGGCCCCCGGCTGCTCGTAGAAACTCCAACCGACCGGCTTGAGCGGGTTGCCGTCATCGTCCTGGCCATGCTCAAACTCATGCCACCAGTGGTCCTCATCCGGTGAGTTGGTATCCATGATGAGCCCGCACCACGTTGGGCCGCCGTCCTTGCCGGATGGGTAACGGGCCTGCACCGCCCGGGATGCCGCCTCGTTCACGATGTTCAGGTCGAGGAACTGAGCCTCGTTTATCCAGACGCCGGTCATCTCAAGGGACAGCATCTTGCGAATATCCTTGGGCCGGTCCATCGACAGGAAAAAGAACTCCGCATCAATGACGGTCAGCCCATCCGGGTGCGGGATCCGCATCAAACCTACGATCGGGGCATCCCACTTAATGGGGCAAACCTCCTCCGGGATCCAGTCCTGAAAGGTCTTGATGACCGTGGCCTTGAGTTCCCCGTAGGTGTTTCGGATGCAGACCCAGCGGGTTTTCCTCACGCCGTCATCGTTGGGCTCTTGGGCGATGGCCACATCTAGCATGAACATCACGCACCCAACCGACTTGCCTGAGCCAACCGGCCCGCGCACGGCAGCGATCATGGGCCGATCCCGGTGAATTGCTTCGAATGTCGGGCTCGGGGAATAGGTGATAGTTCTAACCTCCATCACCCCCCCCTTTGGTTCATAAAGTCCAGGTTCCACATCACCTGCACGCCGGTGTTGCGCCCCTTGCGCAGGATCTCGTATTCGGCCCTGGCTTTGTCAGTGAGCGCCCGGTCTTTCTCCATCAGCACCGTCTTGTGCTTGGTGCTCTCGACGATATAGGGGATCTCTACGATGGTTTTCTCGAGCTGCATGATGCGGCCAAGCACGCTGTCCATGGCGCTCGTCGTTCTGGTGTAGAGCTTGTAGAGGTCCATACGCTGCTCTATGTCCAGCTCACCCTCCGGCAACTCCAAATCCTTGGCGATGCGCCCCAGGGTAATGACGCCGTTCCGGAAGCCGCAACGCATAGCAAGCAGCTCGTCGGACAGGTTGGCTCGCACCGCATCCTCGATCACCTCATCGGGAAAGAACTTGGCGTACACGCCGTGCCGCTGGGCAGGCTGGGCCACTTTGCTGGTGCGAGGCTTTGGGGTTTTCTTGCGATGGTCGCGGTCTGGGTTGAGCGCGTCATTCACCGTGCCAGCAGTGCGACGCGGCGGCCGCTTCGCTGGCGGCTTCTTGTCTGATTTCTCGGTCATGGTTATCTGGTACAGCGCTCCAGTGCGTCGATGTAATCGAGCAGGCGAGCCGTGGACTCACCAGAAAGAGAAACCCCGCCATCAGCGGCGGGGTTCCATTCCAGATGTGGTGCGGGCGGCGGGCAGTTAGGGTTTGTGCTCGTCGTCGCGCACCCGATCAGAAGCAGCGCCAAAGCGATCGGCAAAGCGCCCTTGCGGGTCATCGTGATTCGCATCGTGATCCTCCTGTATCTCTCTGGCCCGTTGCAGCCGGAGCGCCCGCATCAGCTCGTCAGCGAACAACTCCAGCAACTTGAGGATGGCGTTCACGGCCTTCGCGCCTTGTCTGCCGGCAGGTTCAGCGCCACCTTGTCCAGGATCTTGGCAAGCCCAGCCAGGAAGGCTTGCACCTTGCCGATGATCTCATCGTCCCGAGTGGACGGGGTGATGGCCGCTATCTGGGCCAGCCCCTGCACAATCATCGACGCCGCACCGACGACGGCCAGCAGGATCAGCAGCCAATTCATCGCAATTTCGATAATGTTTTCCATTCCTACCTCACAGGTTACAAATCCGGCTCAGCCAGCCGTAGGCATTGGCCTCCTGCGACTCCTGACGTTCAGCCAGGGTGATGCAGTGGGCAATCCGAAGGGAGTTGACGGCCTCGGCAAGCAACCGCTTGCCGCCAGCACCGCGAGCCTTGAGGTAACTCTCCAGCGCAGAAAGAGAACGGGGCCCGATGGCCCCGTCTACTTTCATATCTGGATAGAGTTTCTGTCGATCGTTCAGCACATTCAGCAGGCGCTGGAAGTCGGTTGCCGCTCGACCGGGGCCTGAGTTGACCCCGTAGTCAAACAGGTAAGTGGCCAGGTCGGCATCGAACACCTCGATGGTGGACAGGCGCAGCTGATTCCAAAAAGAGGTGTAGACCTTGATCGCCTCCACCTTGGGGTAGTCACGCATGTGGCCGGAGTAACCGAACTGGCGCGCAGTGGCCTGCGTCACCCCCCAGCGAGTGGGGCCGCCGCGATCCTCTGCTCGGTCGGTGAACTTCTCCCCGCCCTCACGCTCAATAACCTCGTCAATAACTTGCAAACGGATGCTCATGAATTCCTCCCACCCATCCAGCCGGTAGCCCGACGTTCGTATAAATCCAGCGCCTTGGAGCCCATGTAGCCAGACATACCAGCCATGAAGCCACACAGCGGCAAGGGTGCAGAGAAGTACCAGCACAGCAGCATGGTCAGCATCCCGGCAAACCCGGACACCACAATCTGCAGCAGCGCTTCAAACCAACGAAACTGCCGCCCCTCCCGTTTGACTGTCTGTATGTAGGTCACAAGCCCTCCCCAAACACTCAGCCCGCCGAATGCCAGATAGGCCAGCAGGCTGTAATTCTGCGGATCCTTCTCAGGCATCCTTCCCTCCCGTGCGGAAACGAAAAAGCCCGCACGAAGGCGGGCCAGATACAAAAAGCCGGGCTCAATAAGAGTCCGGCTATGATGGGTAGATTTTGTGCCACACGTCAGCAAATAGCAAGCAATCGCAGATATTGGCTGGCGTCGGATTATTGACGGTTGGAGTTTCTGAGCATTCGCCCCATACCTGCGTGGGCAGCAGCTTTAACGTCTGCCCGTGGATCTTTAACTCCATCCTCTAGCGCGGCAATGAACAGATCTTCATCAATCATTCCGCTCTCACCAATGGCAATCAAAGCTGCGGCTTTCACATCAGAGCGAGGGTCTTTCACTCCAGCCAACAAATGGTGAATCAACTTCTGTTCGTTATTCATCACGCACTCCCGTGTTTGTGCTTATTTCATCTTCCGGTACCGCTCCACCTGCTGGAGGAAGTAAGTCTGCATCTCACCCTTGTAGTTGCCAGCCTCACTCTCTGCTGGTGTTTTGATATCCGGGTTCCTTTCCTTCCAGACCGCATAGGCGGCCGCCTTTTCTACTTCCACCTGTTCTTGTTGCTCGGGTGGCAGGTCGCACAGATTGAAGCTCATGAATCGAGCGCCATCATCATGTCCCTGAATGAATCACCATGGCCTACTGTGCCGGCCCACTGGAACTGGCTAATGCTTTTCTCGGCGCACTCTTTGATTTTCACACCGAAATCGTCGTACCACATGTCTTCATCGTGCAGCTCTATAACGCAAAGGCAGGCTTTGGTGTCATAGGACACATTCTTGATATGCTCATGTAGCCCAAGCAATGCCACGCGATGAGTAAACATCAGCATCTCGGCAAGGTCGTTTGCCTTGGCATATCTGGAGCAAATTGGGATTCCGAACGACAGCATTGAATCAACACTTGTCTGCCTGGCCTTCTCATCGAAATAACTCATCAGCAACTCCGTATCTTGCCGTAGGAAAACACAAAGACACCCGGAGGTGTCTTTGCCTTCATATGACATTGTATTTAATTGAGTCGCAATTGGCAGTGACCTACATCAGAAAGATCATGCCGCCTTGGCCTTATCCAGGTACTGGTGAAACGCCCGAACCGCGTCACTGTAGCAATACTGCAGCTCCTGAGCTGCGCTGCGTTCCGCATCGGTGGCCAGTGGCGGTGCCGAGATGTATCCGGCGTGACAGTGCGGGCAGGCATGCGGCTTTGGCTTGGTGAGCTCACCGGTACCGGAGCAGGCTGGGCAGCGCCCGCCCTGAGTATCCCGCTCACAGCGAGAGAGGATTAGGGCCCGCACCCGAGCCGCATTATCGTTATCCCCCAGCAACTCCAACTCCCTGGCTCGCTTTGCTTCGCGGCGCCCATAGGGATGGTGGCGCTTGTAGAGGCGCAACAGTCGCTCACTGTCCCCCTGTAACCCTGCCGCACTCATCACGGCGCTGGGTGGGTAACTCTCGACGAGCTGACGCACGGCCAGCCCATCAGACAGATGACGGGCACGCAGTACCATCACGCCGACAGGGTGCAGGTGCTCAGCGTGAGCCATGGCGGACAGCACCTCCTCGCGCCCTACGCTATCCGGCGAACGACCGGATCGCTGTGACTCTGCCTCGATGGATACGGCCTTGGGGCTGTGCAATTTGATAAGAAGCTCGATGCTCATGGGTTGGTCCTCTGGTCTTGGTCCTGATTGAAAGCGGCAAGCAGCCAGGCGCGAAGCTGGCCGGATTTGATGTGCTCGGGGGTGGCCTCAATGACCGTCCACCCAAGCAGGGCGGCCTCGTTCATCTTGGCGCGGTCCTCTACGAACCCCCTCCCCCTGGTGTGCCGGCCACCGGAGTGGATGCCGCCGTGGATCTCGACGGCGACCATGCGGGTGGGCCACGCGAAATCAAGGCGCCACTTGCGGCGCGGGTGGAACACCAGTTCTGTGGTTGGTTCTGGGAAGCCGACGAGCTGGGCCAATACTCGCTGGTGCAGGGTGTCCACCTGCTGCGCTTTCTTGGCCTGTTCCACGACCTTCTTGGCTTTCGGGTGCTTGCTGAGTAGGCGACCGGCTTCAATAGCGGATAGGTGGATCATTCCAGGTAGGTCTCCATGAAGCTGACCTTGGCATCCTCAAGCTGACCAAGCAGGGTGAAAGGCTGATGCCCGTTGGCCACTGCCCTGGTGCAGGATCCATCACCGTTTACGGTAACGATAAGGCAGTTGACCACCTCACCGCGCCTGGCGCTATCCAGCATGCCCTCAAGGGTGGAGATCACGTTGGCACCGCTCTCCTTCTTGACCGCGGATAGATTGATAACCTTGTCGCTCATGCCGCCCTCCCGATGGTGTTCTTGCGCAGCGCGGACACTTCACTGACCACCTGGGCCAGCAGTTGCTCCTCGCTACCGTGTTCAGCCTGCCAGCTCTTGGGTGCGGCGTGGAATCCGGTGGGGTAGCAAGCGCGGTGATGCTGGGGGCACAGCGGCAGCACACGGTTGTGAGCTGCGCGCTGGGCCATGCCAGATCCAGAGCGCACATGATGAATTTCCGCTGGCGTGGCACCGTACCCCGCATTGCGGCAGGCAACGCAACCCAGGGAGGCGACGTCGGAGAGATGCTGCTTGTCAGCTTTGGTCTTGCTCATGCCGCAGCCCTCCCGTATGCCGCCACCCAGTCGAAGCCACGGCGGGATTCATCCCCGAACCGCACGCCCTGCTGGGCACCGAAAGACTGGGCCAGCTCGATGAGATCGCGCATCTCGCGCACTGTCATCTTGGAGGTGGACTTGCCCAGCACCACGAAGCCGTTGCCGTCGATGTTCGGCACTACGTCTTGCTGGTACAGGGCGGCAGACAGGACATGCTTCCAGTCCTCCTTGGAGAGCTTGCGACCGTGCCAGTCCACCTGTTCGGCGATGTCGGTCATGACAGCCCAAAACAGGGCGTTCTGGGCCAGGCTGCGAGTCATCTCCTTGATTTCGATGATCAGCGGTTTGTCCTGGTCAACCGGCAAGCCGGCAACCAGCTGGCAGGCGCGGGACCGGATATCAGGGCTGCGGAGGAAATACTTGGGGTAGGAGTTCATACCACACCCCCAACCAGCACGGCTGGCACCTTCACGAAGCCACCAAACTTGGCGGACACGATAGCGCGGCAGAGGGCGATGAGTGCGGTTTCCCCGCGAGAACCATCAAGGTCGCGGCCAGGCACATATGCGTAGGGAATGCCATCTGGCACTCCAGGCTCAATGCCAACGTCATAATTGTCCCGCAGCGGCCCGCCCTGCGCCCAGTCAGTGGAGAACTTCGGGAGCGGCGCATTGGTCTTCCCATCAAGCACCAAAAACTCACCTTTGAACGGGTAGGGCATCAGGCCGTCAGCCTCAGCCACAGCCCAGTCAAGCGCTCTACCAGACAGGTCATTAATGCGCACTTCGACAGATTCAATCATGCTCACCCCCGCTTGGCTTTGTTGCGGCGACGGCGGGCGGCTCGCTTGGCAGCGGCAGCGTGGTCATTGCGCGGATTGGGGATGCAGAAGCCGTGGCCTGGCTTGAAGTCAATCGGTCGGAGCCATGCAGTCGGGGTCGAAGCGGCAGCCAGGATAGCCACCATGGCGTGAGTCATTCTCATGCTGCCACCGCCTTAGCCGCAACGGCCTCAGCAGTGGGGAACGGAGAGAGGCGGTAATGCCACACATGCTTGCCGTCGATGTTCTGGCTGCTGGAGTGTTTCTCCCAGCCATGGCAACAGACTTCGCGCAGGCGGGCGCTGATGGCGGCTTGGGTGTCGGCGTGGCCGTAGCGGCTCCAGCACTCGCGCTCGATGTCGCGCAGAGTGCGTGCCTTGCCATCGCTCATGATGGCGATAACGCGCCCCAACTGGGTCGCGGTAGATAGATCTCGGGTAGTCAGTTTCTCGGTCATATCGGGGTCCTTTTGGTTAAATCACCGGGTGGTCTAGGTCCGGTTTTCGTACTTGCTCATGTTACGGCTCGGTACTCCCTGTGTCACTGGTTGGCAAGGCCCTCCCCATGCAAGTTATCCACAGCTCCATTTGCGACACCACCTCTCAACACCAGCACTGGCGCGCCTCTCAGGTGCTCGGCCTCCTTCGCCACTTGCTCCGGCGTCGTGTCGAGCACCAGCCAATGCCCAGCCCCACGCTGGCAATCGGTGTACCCAAGTGCGGCGATATCGTCGGACACCTCCAGCAGCACCCGCTCCCCACTCCAGCCACGAATGGCCGGGTAAATCACAACTCGGCAGAATTTTGCCTCGCGCACAGCGGCGATCACGTCTTGGTTGAACATCCCTAAATCCTCCCTGTGATGGTATAACCACGCTGACGGCGTTCGGTGATAATCCTCTCCAGCTCGACCTGGACGGCATCGCTCGTCACCACGCCATCACGCTGCAGCACGGTAACGGTCGCCTCCATCTCGCACGCCCGGATGGATATCGCCAGCCTGGTTGACTCGACCGGCGCGGCAGCAGGCAGCCGACGCAGTATCTCGGACCGTACTTCTGCCGGGCGCGGGGCGAACTGGCGATCAGCGTCGGCCGCCATGTCCTGCACCACCTCCCGGATCTGGGCTGGAGTGAACCCGCGCAGCACGCCACCCCATGCCAGCGCCACGCCACGGGCATTGGCATCCAGCTGGTTGGCACTGGCTGGCCAGCTCCCGGCCATCAGCGGCAGCAGCTCCTCCGCCATGAACACTGCCATGCGATCGCTTATCTGCGGCGCATCTTGGTTGGCAGGCAGGGCTGTCACGTTAGAGGGGAGTGTTGTCGTCATAGCTGACAGCTCCCGATTCGAGTAGGGCGCGAGCCTGTTTCTGGGCTGCGGCCAGATTGCTCAGCGGGCGCTTGCTGGTCAGTGGCGCAGCATTGCGCTTGGCCTGCAGCTTGTCCCACTGCTTGCGCAGGGTCTTGGGGCACTGCACGTTGGTAGACCAAAAGGGATCGAGGTTGGCCCACTTGAACAGCGAGCAGATTTCGTGATGGGTGCGCCCGTCCTGTGCCCGCATCAGGCGGATCTCGTTCGCCCACTGCGCCCAGTTGGGGATCTTGGCTGTCGGGTTGACCACCAAGACTTTGCCGTGGATGTACTCGGCGCAGGTCAGATCATCCTGGGTGCCCCAGAATTTCCCGCTCGGGGTCTGGATGGCAGCATCTGGGCGGAGCTTCTCGGCAGACGTTGAAACCGATTCAACAACTCCGGCGTCGGGGAGCGCGTCAGCGTTCTTCGACGAAGAGATCTTTATGTTTTCTTTTAATGTATTTATTTCTTGTTCTGTTGTCGTACCGGTCGAAACACCGATCGGTACACCGGATGGCGTATCACCAACGAGCTGCAAGCCCATATCTGGCGCGGCTTTGAGCGTTTCGGTCAGCGTACCGGTCAGCGTACCGGTCGGTGTACCGACCGAAACGCCACCCAATTGAGTCTCTTTTTGCTCATTTGGAGCTGATTTATCTGGTGCTGGTTCGACAGCATCCACAGCCATGATCGCGGCCTGGTAGTCGTCATAGTTGTTGACGGTGATCACCGACCCCCATGGGGTGCCCTGAATGCTCACCATCCCCTCGCGCTCAAACCACCCAAGCAGTCGATCGGTGGCTTGCTTGGATAGGGCTCTCCCACGCTCGTCACGCAACAGCGAACCAAACTCGGTGGTGCTGATCACCAGCTGCCCCCTCATCAGCGTCCACTCGCGCCCCTTGTAGCTCACAGCGCACTCTTCATAGGCTGCGAGACTGATGATCCGCATCCATCCAGCAAACTTCACTGCGCTCTTTGCCCAGTCGGCGGCCATCAGTGACCGCCAGCAGATCACATATCCGCTGCGCCTGTTGGTGCTCACGCTGCTACCTCTGCTGATAGGTTTGGAAATGGGGGCGACTGCCCCCGGGAATTTGAGAACAGTGCTCATGCTGCAAGCTCCTTGATAGGTATGCGGCTCATGTGCATCGTGTAGCCGGTCTCTTCTTCCATTTCAGCATATCGATCCAGCAAATCCGGATGATGCGCGGCTCCGTTCTTCAGGTCATTCCTGCTCGACATGATGCAAAAAACGCAGCTAAGGCGCTCATTGCCAAGGCCATAGGCATAATGGGGTTCCTGGCCTGCCGATCGAATGGTGGCGAATATCTCATCAGTGGGCAGGTCGTGAACTGGTAGCCACTCAAACCAGGTATGAACAGAATTGCTGATGCTCATCTGGCTGAAAATCTTGCGTTTGGCTCGTCCTGGAGACTCTTGGGCGCGCAACCCTAAGAAGTTGACGATGGTTTTAAACCCGTTGGCCTTCGCGTAGGCCCTTACCTCACGCTGAATCGGCCCTCGTTTCAGGTCGCTGGTACATTGGCGTGTGCTGGCAGAGGGCCAGCTCGGGACTTCTGGGCGATTCTTGAAACGCCTCTCCACCATCTCCAGCATGGTCTTGTTCGCCCTGGCAACGATAAACGGCAGGCCAGCGTCCTCTGCTTGCTGCTTTGCCAACTCCAAAGCACCAGGCCATTCCATCGCTCCGAGAGAGGCATGCACGACGACAATCTGCGTGGCGGGGATAATCTCAAGCAGTTTTATCAGCATGGCCTGACTGTCTTTTCCGCCAGAGTGGTTAGAGACGAACAGCGAACCAGCTGCAACAAGCGCTTGGATTGAATAGGATTCTGCGTTCATGCTGCCACCTTCCCTTTTTTCTTGCTTTCGGCCCGTTCCTGCTGGCGCTGCTTCTTCTGAAGAATCTTTGCCATGCGCTTGGCAACGCGTAAGCACTCCGAGAACACCGCTCCTTTACGGAATGCCGGTGTCTTCTCGTAGTGGCTCACCGCCTCCTTGCAAGCCTGGTGGGTGGCTTCATCGGAAAAGCCGGCTGCAAGCAGGATCTGGCGTACATTGCGATCGATGAACTCCTTAGGATGCATGGACCACCTCCTGCTCTGTGTACTCGCAAGCGGGGCACTCAAAGGCGCGGTCGTCGGTACCGGATTGCAGCTCACCGCCACACAGTGGACAGTGGTTGAGATCGTCCGAAAAGGGTTGGCCACTGTGGGCCAGGATTGATTTGGTCATTGTCTGAGGTCCTGATTCAAATGCCCGGTGGTTAATCGGACAAGGGTGGTTATGCGCTGTGCTGCGTCTCTGCACGCTCAACGGTGCGGGCCTGCAGCTCGCGAGCCAGGCGAGCGGCTTGCCGATCGGTGCCTGCGGCTTGGGCGGTTGTGATCAGTGGCTCATCGATAGCCAGGGCCAGCTCGTGCATGACGGCTTTCAAAACGATGTTGTCGCGGTCGCTGACGTGCTGTGATGCTGGGCGCGGTGGTCTGATTTTCATGGCGTTATCTCCCGAGAACGAAATTGACGAGTCTTTGCAGGGGGCGTTTGGGCCGCTCTTCGTCGTAGATGGCCTCATCCTCTTGGCTGAACTGCAGCAGCCCCCGCTCTGGCAGTCCGGAGCCATTCAGGATCTCCTCCTCGGTGACGGGCGGAAATCCTTGTTCAATGAGGCTTCGATTGGCGCGTTTAACGGCTCTCGCCAATATGCCGGGCTCATGCTGTGATATGGCTTTGAGCAGGATCAGCAGCGAGGTGCGGGCAAATGCGGTTTCAGTCAGGTTGTACTCTGAGCCGATTTCTTGGCATACGTGGCGAAACGCGGGCGTTCCGCGCACTCGTAGGGGTGAAATGGTGCTCATGTTTTCGTGATCAGGCAGGGCTGCTCTGCTCATTGTGTCGGTCCTCTGTTGGTGATGATCAAGTTGGTCATATGGGGTCCGGTCGGTGTTGGTTGTTGATAGATGACCGCTGGTCAGGCGGCCTCTTTTGTATCTACCTCTGCATTCGCGTAGTGGCTGAATCCGAAATCAAGCACCCCCTTGCTTGCGCTCACAAACAGCGCAGCCGCTTTCGGGGACACAATGCCTCCGTTCTTCTTTCTCCAGTCGTTGAAGCAGACCCTGTTGTAACCGATGGCCTTGGCGGCCTTTGCCGCACTGCCAAAGAATTTGATTGGCTCGTCGATGTGCATAGTTGGTCCTCTTGTTTGTACCAACCAATATTAGTAAGAACAAACTAACTAATCAACAAAAACAAACCTAACCATCGGAGAGGCATAATGATCTATGTTTGTTGAATCTAACGATATGGTGAAATTGATGTCTTCCTTTAACGAAAGACTCCAGCAGCTGATGAATGAGAAAGGGCTTAAGCCAGCAGACCTGGCTAGAAAAACTGGCCTGTCAAAACCAACGCTGAGCGCCATCATCCGAGGCACCACTACCGACCCGAGAATTAGTAGCGTACTGGGAATATCAAGGGTTCTAGGCTGTGACCCTGTGTGGCTGTTCGTCGGAAAAAACAGCGCTGAATACGCCTCCAGCGCAGAAATATCGAAAGTGCCGATCTGGGAACTGAAAGATATGGTCAGCCATCCAAGCGACGCCATCCCGCTGATTGATACTGGGCGGCACCTGGTGGTAGAGGATGGCGGTCACCTGTGCGCAGTAGTCGCAGCCAATGATGATCTGGCCGGCAGCGGGATACACAGCGGTGATTTCATCGTCATAGACATGAGCCCTGAACAGCGAAAGCTCGAGACCGGTGACATCGCCCTGGTGCGACATGGCGATAAAGCCCTACTGCTCAGGGCAAAGAGCGCGCTCGATGGCATGAACTTGGTGGTAGATGATCCGCACTTTGGTTTTCTGAAAGCCAGTGAGGCACTGGTGCTAGGGAAAATGATTGAGCTGAGAAGAGCGTAAGGCAACACTCCACCGCAAAACAGCCCGCCAATTGGCGGGCTTTTTCTTGCCTGCATTTTACCGTTCTGAGCGGTACTCGCTCACGGAGTTAAAATTTTCTTACCACCCTATTGCTTTGTTAGTTATTACTACCTATCATGCATTCAGTAAGTTTTGCCTAACCACTTAAACAAAGAGGAAGGCAGAACAGCCAAGACCGGTAACAGCAAGGGGCAGCGTGGAAGGCGGCCAATCGTGGTGAAGGTCTTGGGGTAACAAACCTCCCGCTCTGGCGGAGTAAAAGGCCAGAAGATAACTGGGATTGCATTGGCGCGGTATCAAGTCCAGGCCGAGAGCGCAAGTGCAAGCTGGCAGTGCAATCCGCAGTTGTGGTGAATGCGCAGGCTGATGCGCCAATCGGGTGGCAAAGTTGAGTACCCACCGGTTCGCAACCAAACGAGTGCAAACGTAACGGGCTATGTGGTTTACACGTAGCGAGCACATGCCGGGATCAGCTCCGGCCACCACAACAAACCCGTCATTCCGCTGGCCGCCTTTAACGGAAGCGAGAGACGCCGGATAGGGTAACCGGCAACTTCGGAGATTCGGCAAGTGGTATGCCACCTCATTTGGGATGAGGGCTTCACAGGTTCGATCCCTGTATCTCCGACCAATTTAGACACTCGGTAATCAGGACCCGCCCGCAAGGGCAAGCGCCTGACCAGCGCGTAAGAACGACAAAGCCCGCACAAGGCGGGCTTCGAAGGACTGGGGTACCACCCCAATCAGAATGCCAGGGGACCAACCCCGGCAATCAGGACCCCGACCAGCCTAAACCGGTGGGAATCAGCGAGGACCAACTCGCCAATAGGAGTAAATGTACCATGACCCAGAACATTTTTTCCAGAGCCGCGAATCGAGCCGACAAAGTCATTGCCTCTATCGCCGACCGACTGAACGGTAATGCGGCCCGCCGCCGCGCCATCAAGCAGCGCCTCCATGTGGCCATGATGCAGACCGAACAGCATCACATCGTTGCCGCCCGCGCCGCCCAACTGCGCACCACTGGCTTCACCAAGTACAGCGCCCTCCTCCACTGGCGCACCGAGTTCCACCGTAACGCCGTCTGATTTCTCGGGTCTGGCGCTTCCCTGATAGCGCCGTAGCCAAAGCCTCTTTATCAAGCACCGCAAGGTTGCTTTGGCTCCGCTCACGCCAAATTCGGCTGAGCACGCTCTTTAACAGTCTGGAACCGGCTCACAACCACGAATCCCAATGCCGGTAGGGATGCGCCGATACCCCGTTAAAACCGGAAAGCGGTGCGTGAAGGTGAACGATTTATCACTCGTCTTTTACCTGCCAAACACAACAGGGAGTGCGAACGATGTAACCGACAGCCGTTAGAAGCGGCCAATCCAATAACCCACCCGCTGGCAGCAGCGGGTATCCCAAGGCGGCTCCAGTGGAGCTGGCAGCAACATAGCGTCGAAGCTGTGGCTGCCTTCGGATAACCAAGAGGACCCCGACTATGAAAAACCTGACCGAAGCCCAGGTGATGGGCTTTCGCGGTGCGATGGTGCCACCAACTCGCCGCAAGTACCACGTAGACGCCGCCCCATCCGCCGAACAGGTACGGATGGCCCGCAATAAAGCCTCCACCCGCCGCGCCATCGAGGTGCATCAAGAACAGCGGGCGTTGAGGCTTGAAATGGAGATGTAGCCATGGGCCAAGGAACAGAAAGCTGTGGCGGATATGAGGTCGAATACGACCCATACGAAGATGGGCTAGCCCATGGTGAGTGGATGACATCTGACGGAGAAGTCATTGCCGTGTCAAGCATGACGCCAACCCACCTAAAGGGGGCTCGCAGAGCTGCACATCGCGCCAGCAAGACAGCCAGTTTCACCTGCGACATCTGGAAATGGGAGCAGTGGGTTGAGATTTTTGATGCGGAGCTGGATCGCCGCGGAGATTCAGCGGTCGAGGGGGCTGTTTATAACTCGCCTCTCGCCGTCAAAGAAACTCGCGGCACGAAGGTCACTTTGGTGTGTTGGTGTGGCACCAAATATACGGCTCGCATAGCAGACCTTAGCAGGGGCTGGGCTCGCTCCTGCTGCAAGAGTCATGCAGCCACCAAGCGAGAATACGGCAGGAAAGAGCCTGTCGAGGCTGGCACCGGACGCTCAATAAAGCAGGTTCTGAGAGGTCAATTATGACAAACGAAACCACCCTGCTCGCCCTGCTGGAGAGCCGCGAAGCCGAGGCCAACGCCGAAGCTGAGTGGGTCGCCGAGTGGGTTGAGAGCAATAGACCACTCCTGCTGGTCGGCCTGCTTGAAACAGACCCAGCAACCCTGCTGGGCGAGCTCGGCAGCGACCAGCACCGCCAATACAACCTTGCCATCTGCCGCATGCTCGGCGGTGATGATGCGCAACTGAAGCAGTTCATCCAGCAGGTGGTTGACGCTGGGCTTGTCGAGTTGGCAAAGGCCGCCTGGAACGACCACGTTGCCGCCCTGCACAACGCCATGAGCGAGGACCAATGGGAGCAGTACCAGGACAGGAGCGCAGCATGACCATAAAGCACACACCGGAGCCTTGGTACCTACCACCAGGTGACCTGATTTTCGTATCAAAGGTGGGCGGCAAAGGGTATGTAGCTAAGATGATGCCCCTAGACGCCCCACGTGACCGCAAGGGCCTGCCGACCGATATATCAGATGAAATGTGCGCCAACGCCCGCCGCATTGTGGCCTGCGTGAATGCGTTGCGAGGAGTCCCAACCGAAGAATTGGAGCGCCACCACCTTGCTCATGCCGGTGAGGTGCGGTTCAGAATAGAAATGACACGCCAGCGCGACGAGCTGCTGGCAAAGCTATCCGAGATCTACGACTGCTTTGAAGGGGCGTTAATCGAAGGGTGGCTTGATGCTTTAGCAGACGAGGATATATCTCGCATAAAGGATATTTACTGTCGCCGAATAGACTATGCGCGCGGCATCGCTGTTGCAGCCTTAGCAGGAGGTGCAGCATGAACGCATGGAGGTCGTTGTGGGCTCAGGCATGGAATTTCAGCGAGTGGTCAGGCATTAGATTGGGGCGCTTCGCTCCCTGGGTATTCCACCAGATGATTGGGTGCGATCGCAAGGTCTCGCGCCAACGGGATGATAAAGGCGGTACCGCATGAACGCCGCACCAGATAGCGCCAGTTACTACGGCGTCAAGACTGCGCCCTACACCCACGTCAACCTGCTGAGCGGCCGAAAAGGACGCGAGGTAAGCCGCAGCGATGGCGAAGTCGTTATCCAGTGCGAGCTGGGAGGTGTGCAGAGCTACGACGAAGACCGACTGCACCTGACCTGGGCGCGGCTGAACAACGATTCACAAGGAGATCCCGCATGAACGCCGCCGTCGATACCAGCCTGGCCCTGCCGCAGGGGCTGGTGCTGGGCCTCTCCAATGAGGAGTACCACTCTGGCCCTGGAGTCAGTAAATCCCAGCTCGACGACATCGCCGAGAGCCCAGCTACCTACACCTGGCGCAAGAGCGCGCCGGTTGACGATGAAAAGCTCAAGGCGCTGGATATGGGTACCGCCCTGCACTGCCTGCTGCTGGAGCCGGAGGATTTCAAGGATCGATTCATAATCGCCCCTGAGTTCAACCGCCGCACCAACGCAGGTAAGGAGGAAGAGAAGGAGTTCATGGCCAACTGCTCCGAGTTGGGCAAGACCATCATGGCTGCCGAGGAGGGGCGCAAGCTGCAGCTGATGCGTGAGAGCGTGTTTGCCCACCCTGACGCCAGATGGCTACTGGAGCAGGATGGCATCTGTGAGGGATCGCTCTACTGGACTGACCGGGAGACAGAAGAGCTCTGCCGCTGCCGCCCAGACAAGAAGCTCAGCAACTTCCCCATCCTCGCCGACGTGAAGAAGGTGGACGACATGACCCGCTTCGAGCGCCACGTCGAGGAGTTCCGCTACCACGTCCAAGACGCCATGTATTCCGATGGCTTTCGCGAGATTTACGGCGAATGGCCTGACTTCATCTTTCTGGCAGTCAGCTCATCCATTGAGTGTGGCCGCTACCCGGTACGGGTTCGCCCGCTAGAGCCTGAGTGGAAAGAGTCAGGCAAAGACCTCTACCGCCGCGACCTGCAGAAATTCCACGAGTGCCGCGTCAACAACGACTGGCACGACCTGATACCACTTACCCGCCCAGCATGGGCAAGGAGAGCAGCGTGAACAACCAGATTGCCGAGTGCGGCAGCCAGCAAACAGCAGTTGCGCCGCAGGGAATGGGGCAAAACCTCACCCTCGACGTGGCAAGCATGAACTCCATGGTGAGCCTCGCCAACATCATGGCCACCGGCAAGGCAACCATCCCGCAGGAATACCGCAACAGCCCAGGCGACTGCCTGGCAGTAGTGATGCAGGCGGTACAGTGGGGGATGAACCCGTTCGCTGTGGCGCAAAAGACCCACTTCGTATCCGGCAAGATTGGCTATGAGGCGCAGCTGGTCAACGCCGTGATCACCGCACTCGCCCCCACCAAAGACCGCCTCCACTTCGATTGGTTCGGGGATTGGAGCAAGGTGATCGGCAAGTTCGATATCAGAAAGGGGGATAAGGGTGAATACCGTGTCCCTGGCTGGGAGCTGAAAGATGAAGAAGGCCTTGGTATCAAGGTCTGGGCCACCATCAAGGGCGAGGATGAGCCGCGGGTGCTGGAGCTGTTCTTGGCTCAGGCGCGAACCCGCAACTCCACGCTCTGGGCGGATGACCCGCGCCAGCAGCTGGCTTATCTGGCCACCAAGCGCTGGGCGCGCCTCTACTGTCCGGACGTCATCATGGGCGTATACACGCCGGACGAGTTCGACGGTGAGCGGATCGAGCGGGATGTAACGCCGCAGCCATCCGGCAACCGCACTCTTGATGCCATGCGCACACAGCGGCCGGTGATTGAGGCAGAACCTCAGCCACAGCCAGAGCCGCAGCAGGTGGTTGATGCGGGCGAACCGGTTGACCACTCCAGCGCCTACGCCGACCACTGCGCCGCCATCGAGGGGGCCAGCGATACCCCTGAGTGGCAGCGGGCCTACACCGCCGCCTGGGCCTGGGCCAGTGAAACCGGCGACAAGGTGATCGAGAAAGGCATTAAGCAGGTGGCAGGCGAGCGCAAGAAGCAGATCGACGCAGGGAACAGCACCCAGCAATAACCCATCCAGCCCGCCAACCAGCGGGCTTTTTTATTGAGTAAGGACCCCGACATGACCGAACAAGCCAAGACCGACACCGCCCAGACCCAACTGGTTGTCATCGAACCCACCGCCGCTGTCACCCTGTTCACCAAAGGGGATGGCATTGACGCCATGCTGGACGATATTCGCAAGCAGGCTGCAAGCCTGGTGCCTGATGTGACCACCGCCAAGGGGCGCAAGGAGATCGCCAGCGTTGCCTATGCCGTCGCCAAGACCAAGACCTATCTGGATGGCCTCGGCAAGGAATTGGTTGATAAGTACAAAGAAATTCCCAAGCGAATCGACGCCAACCGCAAGGTGATCCGCGACACCCTGGACGCACTGAAAGACGAAGTGCGCGCCCCGCTCACCCAGTATGAAGAGGCAGAAGCCGCCCGGGTTGATGCCCTGCAAGCTCGGCTGGCTCGACTCAATGAGCTGGGGTCTGCAGCCAGTATCGAAATCGCTGCGACCGACCTGCAGGCCATGCTGCTGGAGGTCGAGCAGACCGCGCTGGACGATAGCTGGCAGGAGCTGCTGCCCCAGGCGACTGTGGCCAAGGAACTGGCCACCAAGCGCCTTGGTGAGGCGCTGGCTACCCGTCAGAAGTACGAAGCCGAGCAGGCGGAGCTGGAGGAGCTTCGCAAGAAGCAGATCGAACAGGAACGCATCGACCGCGAGCGCCTGATAGCCGAGCAGGCGGCTGAGCAGGCTCGCCTCCAGGAAGAGAATCGCCAGCGCCTGGAGCGTGAAGCTGCCCAGCATCGTGAGCTGGAGGCGCAGCGCCAAGCCCAGGCTGCCCAGCAGGCAGCGGAGCAAGCTCGGCGAGATTCCGAAGCCTCAGAACTGGCTCGCCAGCAGGCAGAAGCCCGCCGCATTGCCGAAGCAGAGCAGGCAGAACTGCGCCGACAGGAGGCTGAGCGCAAAGCGGCGCTTCATGCCGAAGCTGTAGCCGCACAAGCCGCCGAGCAGGAGCGCCAGCGCATAGCCGAAGAGCAGCGCCTGAAAGTAGAGGCAGACGCAGCTCGCGCCGCAGATGTGGAGCACCGCCGCACCATCAACCAGTCCATCTTGATGGACCTCATGGGCCTGGGCATTGAAGAGGCGAAAGCCATCACACTCATCAAGATCATCGCCAGCAACAAGATCGCCCACCTGACCATCAACTACTGATCACCTCGCCACACTACCAACCGTGGCAAGCACTGAATTGAAAGAGGAAATAAACATGAGTCACTTTGCCGTAATGGTTATTGGCCAGAACGTTGAGAATCAGTTAGCCCCGTACCACGAGTTTGAATGCACCGGCACCGTTGATCAGTACGTGCAGACGATCGACCGCCTGCCCAGTCTGCTCGAAGACTACGCCAAGGACACCCACAGCATGTTGCGCGGGCCTGAAGGTGAGCTGGTATCTGCCTATGACGACCGCTTCTACCGTGAGAAAACGGAAGAGGAGAAGAAAGGCAAGACCCATTTAGACGCCAGCAGCAAGATCCGTTTCGTACCAGAAGGGTGGACAGAACAGGAAGTCGTTGTGAACGAGTTCATGTCACTGGTTGATTTCATCAAGTACCAGACCAGCGACGGTTTCCCCTTCTTGCAAGAAGGCGACGAGCTGGATCTGCTCGATGAGCACAAATGGGGATGGGCTCGCGTCAATGCTGCTGGCGAGGTGATCGAGTACACCGACAGGACGAACCCCAATAAACAGTGGGACTGGTACCAGATTGGTGGCCGCTGGTCCGGGTTCCTGAAACTCAAACAGGATGCAGCCGGTAGCCTTGGGCATCAAGGCCTGATGGGGAGCTGCGCGAACGACGGCGAAGGCCGCGCAGACTCGGCGCTGAAAAGTGCCATCGACTTTGAAGGAATGCGCGACGAAGCTGGGGCCAAAGCCGCCACCAACTGGGATAAGGCAGCAGAGGCCAAGATTGCCGCCGGCTTGCCAGCTGACTCAATGTGGGAGCCGTGGGATGTTGTACGCGAGCGCCACCCAGGCAACATCGACGCGGCTCGTGATGAATATCACGCCCAGGGAGCCATGCAGGCTGTGAAGAAAGCGCTCAATCTCTGGGATGGTACCGACAAATTCCTGACTCCCCGCGACGAGTTTATCCAGCAGGCCCGTGACAGCGCGCTGGTGCTGTTCGGGGTGGTGCAGGACAGTAAGTGGTTTGCCAAGGGTGAGATGGGCTGGTTCGGCATGAGCACCGACGACATGACCCAGGCTGAGTGGAACCGGAAGGTCAACGAGCTGCTGGACGAGCTGCCGGACGACACCCTGATCACCATCGTGGACTGCCACATCTAACACCCCGAGCCCGCGTAAGCGGGCTTTCTGTCATAGGACCCCGACCATGACCACGCTGAACCCCAGCGAGGCAACCAACCTCGCCCTGAACACCATCACCAGCCAGATCCGGCTGCTGGCAGACATGCCAGCCGAGCACTGCAAGCAGGCCGTCGCAGGGCTGGAGCCTATCGTTACCGCCAACCTGACCATGATCAGCGAGGCGGCAAACACCCACATAGACGAGTTCAACTACCTGATTGGTGAGCTTGAAGCCCGGGATCGCGAGCTGGAAGGCCAAACTAATCTGGTCAGCGAGCTGCGCCAGCAAGTCGCCAGTACCGAGCAGCGCATTGCCGCCGCGCAGGAAGAGACGAGCGCCAAGCTGGAAGTGGCAGAGGCGGCAGTCTATGCCGCCACCCGCAAGGCAGACGGCACCCAGGCCAGCCTCAACGCCGCAAACATCCAGATCCGCGAGTTGGAACGCCGGATTAAGGCCTACAAGGAAATGGATCCGGAAGGCCTCAAGCGCAAGGTGACAGAGCAGCGCAAGAAGCTGGAGGAACGGCTTGCGGCCATCACTGCTGGGAAGAACGAGATCAGCGGCTATCGCCGTGATAACACCCGTCTTTCAGCAAGTGTCACCGAGCTGACGGCCATCATCAGCCAGCAACAGGCCGATCTGGATGCGCGCCAGCAAATCATCAACGACATGGCCCTGTTCAAGGATGTCAGCCTGCTGTGGGGCAAGCACCTGCGCAAGCACTACACCGACGAGAAAGGGGTGCGCTGGAATATCTATGTGGTAGAGGGTGGCATCCAGTCCGACAAGAGCTATCTGCTCAACGATCTGGACTGGAAGCTCCACGCCATGCGCTCTGATGCCACCGGCTGCACCGTGATGCTGAGTGAGTGGCTGAGCCCGGTATTCCCTGGCGCAGTGGCTCAGGACATACCGATGGAGGCGATCCGCGACATTCACTCCTTCATGCTCGATGCGCTCGCCATCACCCACCCCCAGTTACAACCTCGCGCAGAGTGGGCACAAACAGTCCACATCAGCGAGATTGGCCTCAACGCCAAGGTGCAGGGCCTGCTTGAAGGGGCTGGCATCACTGACCTGTGGAAGTTGATGGTGAACCAGAGCGACAAGCTGCTGGCGATCAAGGGTATTGGCATCAAGCTGGCCGACCATATCATAAGTGCGGGTCAGGCTGCGGTTCGCCAGTGGGAGCAGGACCGGGCGGATGTCATTGAGGGCGAGGAGCTGGATGGTAACCTCGATGAGCAACCAGCGATTGAGAGCAAGGAGGCAGCATGACCAGCTTCTACCTGCGCGACACCCGCAGCAACACAGGCAGCTCCTGCATGTTCTGGGCGGAGAACGGCAACGGTTACACCACCAACCTCGACAAGGCCCACGTCTACACGCTGGAGGAGGCTCAGAGCCACTTCAACGACCGCCACACAGATGTACCGCTCAGTAAAGCGCTGGTCGATGAGCTCGTTACCGTGCGGGTGGATCACCAGTATCTGGATGAGAGTCAGGGGGGTGAAGTCGCCGATGGTGGTGAGTATGTCATTCACGTCAGCCGAGGTGACTACGATGGTAACGACGTTTACTGGAAGGCCGAGCGCGGTTGCACGGCGAACCTTTCAGACGCCATGGTGCTGACCAAGGATGAAGCTGAGCAGGCCATGCGGTTTCTGGATGATGCTGTCATTTACCCGTTTCTGTATGCAGTATCCATCAGCCGCCGCACATTCCAAGCGCGCAACGTCAACGAGCGCCGCATGATCACCGCTGCCGGGATCCGCAAGCCCAGGAGCAAGCGTGAGCGACCGACAACCGGCCGCACCCGCGGCAACTGCCCTGACTGCGGGAAGGTTACTTGGGGATTCATTCCTCATGAAACATACACCTGTGCAGAGGCGGCCAGAGAGAAGTATGGCGCCAGCCACATTGATGACTGCGAGGACGCGGCCAGATACAGAAAAGCCAGAAAGGAGGTGGCATGAGCCTCTACCCCCACCGTGGCATGGTGCAGGACCGCCAGGCCACCATCAAACTCAAACTGCGCCAGCAAAAGCGAGATGAGATAGAACGCCAGCAACTGGCTAAACAACTCGGCATTGACACCAAGGAGGTGCGCTGATGGCAGACGTTCTCAAGTGCAGGCGCTGTCGAAAGGTTCATGGCCGATCAGACCTTATCGAGAAGCTATCTCGTGGTGGGTGGGCTCGCGATCTCTGCTGCCCCAACTGCGGATGCAAAACCTTTACCGAAGTTAAGGAACAAGACACCAAGGGGGTTGCATGAACATCGACATCCTTAGCACCAGCCGCAAGTACCGAGTGATCTATGCTGACCCAGCATGGCAATTCAAGTCGAAAAAGTCTGGCGGATCAATGAAAAGCGGGGCCGCGCAGGTGTACAGCGTCACCTCGATAGATGACATGAAGGCCCTGCCTGTGGCAAGGCTGGCAGACGATAACTGCATGCTGATCATGTGGTGGGTCGGCAGTATGCCACAAGAGGCTATCGACCTGTGTCGTGCCTGGGGGTTCCGAGCCATGACCATGACCGGATTTGTGTGGGAGAAGCGCACCACGAAGGACAAGCCCCACTTCGGTATGGGATGGGCCACTCGGGCTGGTGCAGAGTGCGCCCTGATTGGCATCAAGGGCAAGGTTAGCAGCCTGGTCATAGACAAGGCTGTGCGCTCGGTAATTCGCGCCAAGGTGGGTCGCCATAGCGAGAAGCCGAACGAGTTCCGCGAAGCCATAGAAAAACTGTGCGGCGATGTACCGCGAATTGAGCTTTTTGCTCGCCAAGCGGCCCCCGGGTGGGACTGCTGGGGCAACGAAGCCCCATCAATACCAGAGCAGTCCGCAGCCTGATACCCCCAAACCATCCACCGCTGGCCACACAGAAACGGTGGATAACTCAGAGGTCCCCCATGAGAACCACGGGAAACCCCTACTGCGGCGCAGTAGTCATCGGGTTGGGCGTTGTCGTGCCCCACCCCAAGCAGCCCAACAAGTTCATCCTGCCTGGCGGCACCATCTGCAACAGGCCGCAAGCCGAAGCAGCCGCCAAGAAAATCCATGACCTGCTGGCCAAGAAAGCCCGCACCTAACCGACCAAAAAAGGACCCCAGACCATGTGGTTTAAAAACCTTCAAGTTTACCGCTTTACCCGCCCGTTCGACCTGACCACCGAACAACTGGAAAGCCAGCTCGAATCCCTCACCTTCACCCCCTGCGGAAGCCAGGACATGTCACGCTTCGGCTGGACGCCACCGCTTGGCAAGTTCGGCAGAGCCCTGACCCACTCCGCCGACGGCCAGATCCTCATCTGCGCCCGCAAGGAGCAGAAGATGCTGCCCAGCACGGTGATCAAGGAGCAGCTGGCCGAGAAGGTGGAAGCGATCGAATTCGAACAGGGCCGCGCCCTCAAAAAGAAAGAGAAGGAAGCACTCAAGGAGGAGCTGCTGCACACCCTGCTGCCCCGCGCATTCAGTCGCACCACCAACACCTTTGCATGGATCAACGCTGCCGATGGCTTGCTGATAGTTGATGCCTCCAGCGCCAAGAAGGCTGAGGACGTGCTGGCTCTGTTGCGCAAGTCCATCGGCAGCCTGCCGGTGGTGCCGGTGGCGCTCAAGAATCCGCCCGAGATCACCATGACCGAGTGGCTGCAAGAGGGGAACCTGCCAGCCGCGTTCACCCTGGAGGATGAATCCGAGCTACGCAGCGCAATGGAACACGGCGGGATCGCCCGCTTCAAGCAACAGGATCTGATGACCGACGAGGTGAAAAACCACCTCGCCAACGACAAGCTGGTCACCAAACTGGCCCTGAACTGGGGTGGGCGCCTCAGCTTCGTGCTGGGCGATGACCTCTCCATCAAGCGCCTGAAGTTCAGCGAGGAGCTGCGCGAGCAGAACGACGATGTGACCAGCGAGGATCCCGCCGCTCGGCTGGATGCGGATTTCGCCCTGGTAACCGGCGAGCTGGCCCAGTTCATCCCTGCCCTGTTTGCCGCCTTGAGTGGCGAGGAGTCAGCACTATGACCAGCTTCTACAAAACCACAGATGCCAGCGTGCTGGCCGCTCACGCCACCTTTGAAGCTGCAAAGGATGCCTTGATCGAGAAGGCCAACGTGCTGGGCAAAGAGTTTGATGGCAAGCCGAAGTTCTGCAGCGACGTGAACCGGTTCAAGTGCGCTCATCTGGTGCTGAACAACTATTACCAGCGGGAAGATAAAGACCTCTGGACAAAGCCAGACCATAACTGCCTGTCGGCGCCGCGCCGAGGGAAGGTAAAGGGCAAGACCAAGGAGCAACAGGAGCTACAGGATCGCTACTGGGAGATGTTTCCGGAGTCAGTGGAAGCCAATCCGCTTTATGAGTCCATGGGGATTAGCTGGGGAGACCTGCTGTTTGGTGGTGGCTTCACCATGTTTGCGCATGACGGCGCGATATACCTGCGCACCGGCGCCAAGGTCGGCCCGATGATGACCGAGATCCTGGGCAGCGAGTTCAACACTGCGGAGCAGAACCTGAGACAGGAGAAGGCAGCATGAGCCAACAACGCATTGCACCAGCCGAGGTGAAGCGGGACGAAATGGGCTTCTGGATTCACCCTGATTTCCCTGATTTCGGCGAAACACTTGGCAGCCAATACACCAACTGGCTGGAAGAACAGGAGATCGTCTGCTCGTTTGTATCAATGGAAGATGACTTACCGGAATGCCTGATCGAGCAGTGGGAGGGTGACGGCGACTATATCGATATTGTTAAAGGTTGGAACCCTACACCCCCGGCTGGCGCTGGCTGGTTCCTGCTTGGCATATGGGATACCGAAGATGGTGCGGTAGCACTCTTTGCCCGCCACCTTGAGGAGGTTGAAGCATGAGCGAACACACCAAGGGCCTGCTGGCCCTTTTTCGTGACGGCCAATCGGTCGGGTCTTCCGATGGCACCGGGATTTGCGAAGTATGGCCGCGAGATGAGAACGGCTTTCCAGACAGCGAAGGCAAGGCCAACGCCCGCCGCATCGTCGCCTGCTGGAACCTGCTTCATGAGTTCGATACCGCAGCCATAGAAGCAGGCACGTTTGCAGACTTCATCGGTCAGCAGGTGTACCTGCACGAAATCGAAAACGCCAACAGCGGTGAACTCAGGCTTTCCGATGTGTCGATGCAGCTTATGGCTGCAGGGTTTGCCGGCAAGATGGAGGCAAATGCGGCTGAAAACTACATGGAGTTCGGCCTGTTCCATCCCGAGACAGGGCACATAACGCTCACGGTACAGCGCGCCGAAGGGCTCACCCCGGCGCAGAAGCTCAGCGCCATGACCAAGCATCGGGATGCGCTGCTGTCAGTGCTGGATTGGACTGATGAGCAAATCATGGAGTTCATCTCCACAGCATTCCGGCACGCGCAAATAAAGGGTGACTTTGAGCTTTCTGATGTGCGCGACGCGCTCAACATGATCAAGGCCAGAGCCATGTCCAATTTGGAAGGAGAGCAATCGTGAAGCACGAACTCAAGATCAAGCCGGAATACTTCGCTGCCGTTTTCTTCGGCGAAAAGACCTTCGAGATCTGCAACAACGCCGACCGCAACTTCCAGGTGGGCGACACCCTACTGCTCAAGGCATGGGATGGCGAGTTCACCGGTGACTTTGTGGAGAAGGTGGTCAGCTACATCACCGACTTCGAGCAGAAGCCGGGTTATGTGGTGCTGGGGCTGGTAAACCACCGCGAGCACGAACTGCTGGAGAAGTTCCACCGCACCGGCGTGGCAATAGAACGCGCCATCTCCACCGGTTCGGTGCTGGCAGATCACCCACTCAAGTCGCGGCTTGAGCTGCTGGCCAACCACCACGAGCGCGAGATGAAGCTGGTCGCACAGCTCTCCGATGCCACTCGCCAGTGCGGGGTGATGGCTGGATTGCTGTGCGAGCTGCGAGATGGCGTTGAGGGGGAGTGGTGCTTCCCTGTCAATCTGGACGAGCGCATCGACGCCGCCTTGGCCGGCAAACTGCCGGATCAGCCGCTCGACATGGTTTCGCTGTCAGACATAGCCTCCCTCCAGCGCTACACGCTAGGAGGTCACTGCGACTCTTTCGGTCAGGATTGCGGATCCGAAATGGAGCAAGACGACGAGGGGGAATATGTGCTGCTGGCTGATGCGTTGATGCTCGCCGCCGACAAGAAGCTGGAGCATGCAACACATAACCTCGACTATGTGCAGGGCGCATCAGACTTCAAGCAGGAGCTTCTGAAATCCACGAAAGCCTTTGCGCACCCGCATATCGAAGGGGTATTCGCGGTGTTCAATAACCTCCATGAGCACGCAATGCTCGCCACCCAAAATCCGCAAGGAGGTGAGTCGTGCGCTACCGCGAGCCCATCATCCAGCCCGGACTGACCAAGGAGGAAGCCACCGATGCGCGGGATCGATACCTGCGCATCAACCCGGGCGCCCGGGTCACCATCGACAGCCAGCCAGATAACCCCCAGCTCAAGACCCTGATAGCCCACCTCCCCGTCCTGCCGTTCCGGCAAGTCATGGAGCCCGGCTTTATCGGGTACCGGGGCTGGCGGGCCTGACGTGACGGTCAATATCGAATCCCTGTAGACTGCTGGCTCAACCCACAACACGCGATCGGAGTTAAGCATGAGCGCCATCAGTGATTACCTGAAAATGACTGAAGATAGCTATGAAAGCCTAGATCTTGAATGGCATGAAGACACTGGTAACAGTGGCGAAATGCCATACGAGTGCTACGCCAACATCCCAGAAGATGCTGATCCAGACTTGCTCGAAGAGATGGGGTGGAAGCCTGGCCAGAAGATTACAGCTCCACCGTGGGCTTTCGATGAGCCAGATTATGACGACCAGTAACCAAGCGCCGCAGAAATGCGGCGTTTTCTTTTCAAGCCCCGGCCAGTCCGGGGCTTTTCAATAAGGACAACCCATGAGTATCGAATTGCAAGTGCAGGGCCTGGCAGGCCGTCTGAATGGAGCAAGCTACCCGCTTCGCATCAGCAAAGAGCTGGAGGCTGAGGCTAAGGACGCCGGACTGGTAATCGTCTACGGCGCCAGCGACGACCTGATGGAGTTCGCCGGCGCGATCAACGATGAGATCGGCGTCTGGGATGGTGGTACCGCCCTGGTGGATGCCGAAGGCCTGCTGCCGGAAAGCGCCGACAACCTGGACACCGATGAAGAACTTGCCAGCTACTACTACCGCAAGGGCAAGGCCAAGACTATCGAGGCGTTGTGGGCCAAGGAAGGAGATTACAGCTGGACCTACAGCACCGAGATCCCGCACGAGACCTTCGAAGTGGTCGAGGGCGGCGGCCCTTACTGCCGTGGCATCGTGTTCTCCCTTGCTGACCTGGGGGACTGACCATGGCAAAAATTTTCATATCTGGCCCAATGACGGGCCTGCCCAACTTCAACCGCGACGCTTTCAATCAGGAAGCGCAGCGCCTGCTTGGCCTGGGGCATGTGGCACTCAACCCAGCAATCCTGCCGGATGGCCTTGAACAGCATGAGCACATGGCCCTCTGCATCGAAATGGTCAAGATGGCCGATCAGCTGGTGATGCTTCCTCACTGGGAACGAAGTGCCGGAGCCACCGCAGAGCACGCTCTGGCTATCAAGCTCGGCAAGCCGGTGATCCTGACTTCAATCCTGCATGAGGAGGCTGCATGACCAAACAACAGGCAGTCGGGATCACGATCCTGGCTATCAACGTGCTGGCCATCATCGTGGCGTCCGCACTTTTGTAGGGGGTGAGTATGTGTAACTGCCAAACAATGGCGCGCGACCTGTCCGAAACGCATGATGGACGCTTTCCGCCAAGCCTCCACGCTCCACGATGCGAGGACTTCAAACATTTCGAGTTCGCCCGCATAACGTGCGACATGGGATGTTTCATCGTCCCTGCAGATGAGCGGGACGGGGTATGTGAGAACCTGGATGATCCATATCAGGTGGAAACCGTGATGCTCACTCAAGACCAGTTCGATAAGCTGCCTGAATATGATGGGTAAGACTATGCAAAGAATCGTTGAGCACGGCCCGCTTTCAGCCACTATCGGCGGTCGCAGGATGCCACGCTGGTTTGTTGATGAGTCAGGCCACCGTTACGAATTTCACAGTATCGCCGAGGATAATGGTGAAGGTGGTTTCGACCTGTCACAGCTCACTGAGCGCCAGTGCATTCTTGCCCCCGGCGTCATCTATGAGCGAAAGACCAACTGATCGAGGAAAAACGGCGATGGTTCAAGAATGCCAACATTGCGGTAAGAAAGGGAGTGAGTTTGATATGGCATGGGAGGGCAAGCAGTGCCGCCGCCCTATCATTGCTGACCCAGCAGTTGGTGGGTGGTGGTGCGAGTACAAGCCGCTCCCTGTCGTAGATGGGGTGACTCAAGACGTGGCCACCTCAGTCGTACAGTTGAAATGCCCGTCATGCGAGCAGCTCCACGACCCCGGCTCGTTTGTCGGCGGCGAGAAGTATTGCACCGGTTGCGGCAATACCATCAGAAGCGAATGAGTTAGAGGAAAAATCATGAGCAAGACGGTGTACACCTGGGGCGAGCTGGCTACCTACCTAAACGCACTGCACAAGGATGGCTCTCTGCCCTTTGACATGCCGGTGTCAGCCTGTGGTCTGTCTGGGCTGAGTGTCGAAATCAAGGAAGGCCACTTGGTCATCGATGAGCCAACCGATTAACGGCCCTTCCTTCAATCCAATTGGCGCCCCATCCTCTGAGGCAGGAGGGCCACGCCATGCAACAACTTCAACTGACCATCGACCAAGACAGCCAGCTGCTCAATGATCTGGTCAGTACCGTTCGATCCCCCACCCTTTCCCGATCGGCCAAGCTCGCCGAGATCGGCCGCATCCTGGCTCACTTCGATCTGCCTATCGAAGCGCCCAGGGTTGCCGGCCAGCTCTGGAGCGCAACCGAACTTGGCAAGGAGCTGGGGGTCAGCGCCCAAGCCATTGGCCGGCTGGCCAACCAGCACCAACTCAAACGCCCGGCGTTCGGGGAATACCGCCTTGACCAGGCGGCCAGCAGCAGGAAGCAGGTCGAATGCTTCCTCTACAACCGAGCAGGCCGGGATGAAATAACCAGACTAAAGAGGACCAACGAGCATGAACAAGCAGCTAGTCGTAAGCGATCAGGAGATCGAGCAGCTTACGGGGTACAAACTACCATCGAAACAATGCAAGGCGCTGGAGAAAGCCGGGATCCGGTTCCTGCGCCGCCCTGATGGTCGCCCATCCACCACACGAGAGTGGCTGACTGGGAGCGCAAGCCATCACCCAGCAAACGATGATCGCGATAACGGCTTTAACCTTGAGGCACTTTCCTGATGGCAAGGACAAGATCCAACCCAGCAGACAACTGGCTGCCACCACGTTGTTATATCAAGGGCCCCAGCATAGTGTTCCGCCCCGTAGGGGGCGGTTCAATCAAGGTGTGCGCAGCCACAGTAAAGCAGTCAGAAGTCTGGGCAGCATACGAAAAACTGATTGACCAGCGAGTGGCCACGCACACTGTGGCAGCCATGATTGATGAGTTCTTCCTATCTGCCGATTTTGCCGATCTGGCAAAGAACACCAAACTGGACTACCGGAAGCACAGCAAACCGGTGCTTCTGGTATTCGGAAAAATGGCGGCCGACGCGGTAGAGCCGAAGCATGTCAGGGCATACCTGGATAAACGAGGACTCAAGAGCCGGGTGCAGGCAAATAGAGAGAAGGCTTTTTTATCCCGGGCATATCGCTGGGCATATGAACGAGGGCGGGTAAAAATCAACCCATGCCAAGGAGTGAGGCAATTCAAAGAGAAAGCGCGAACCCGCTATATCACAGATACGGAATACCAAGCCGTTTACAACCTTGCACCACCCATGATCCAGATCGCAATGGAGTTGTCTTACCTCTGCGTGGCACGCAAGGGGGACGTACTTGTCATGCGTTGGGAGCATGTCCTAGATGATGGCGTGTTCATTCAGCAAGGGAAAACTGCCGTCAGGCAGATAAAGATGTGGTCACCCAGGCTCAAGGCCGCCATTGAGGCAGCCGGCAGACTGGCGAAACATAGCATTGCGGGATTCGTTTTGTCTAAGCCGGATGGACAGGCATATACCAGCAATGGGTTTGATGCTGCCTGGCGCAACACAATCCTTCGGGCAAGAGAGATAACTAAGATGCCGCTCGACTTCACCTTCCACGATATCAAGGCGAAAGCAATTTCAGATCTGGGTGGTTCAAGTAGGGATAAGCAACAGATAAGCGGACACAAAACAGAGGGGCAAGTGCAGGTATATGACAGATCAATCAAGCGCGTGCCGACGGTAGAAGCAGCCAGGAAAAATACGGCTGATATTCCCTCGGCATATTCCCCCGATATTCCCCGAGAAGTTAAGGGCGGGGGTAAAAGCTAG